CTCCCGTGGACTCCCTGGACAACGGGCTTCTGCAACTGGAAGCGTGGCTGGAAATTGGACGCCGATGATGGCTGGTTTTTCGAGGCCGATTGACAGCACCGGAAACGGCAACTGCGTTTCCAGCCAGTCGAGATGCTCGTAGACGCCGTGCGGCTCCCATTCGGTATCAGCGAAGATCGCGCAGTCAGGCATCGGACCGACCTCTGCCGTCGCCGCCATCAGGGCCAGCGTGGTGGACTGGACCCCGGCGCCGAGGCTCAAGACCCGAAGCGGTTGCGTGGTGGTCTGGCTCACTTCGCGCCCTCCGCCTGTGCCGCGTCCCTGCGGGCCTTCTCGGCGCCGGGCTGCCACCGCATGTCCAACGCCGCCTCGATGGCGTGGAGCGCGCGTCCAGACTTAACTCCGATATCCACTCCATGGTCACCGTCCAGCGCGTAGTGGTAATCGGCGATGGCCTGACGGATCGGGGCGAGAGGGTCAGCCGACGGCGCAGGCGGCGCAGGCGAGGCGGCCTCCAACTCCTCAATGCGGGCGGCGGCTTCCAAGGCAAGTTTCGACGCGGGGAAATGCCGTTCGAAGAAGTCCTTTCCGTCGAGAAGCCCGGCCCCGTCGTTGACAGGGATGCGGACAACGCCGCGCAGGCGCTCGATCAGCGTTGCCGGGACAGGTGGCTTTTCGGTCATCAGCGGCCCTCCCCGGTGTGCTGGCGCGCGGCACGGAGGGCGGCCCGAGCGGCATCAACGCGGGGCTGGATGGCCTCGGCACACCCCTCCCAGCGATGGTCACGCTTGGCGGCGTCCCGCATGTTGCCCTGCGCGATGGCAACGTCGATGAGCAACTGGTCCAGCGCCTTCACCACCTCTCCCACCGCGTCGGCCGGATGGGGCTGCTGCGGGAGGGCGGCGCCAGGGGCCGGGGGCGAAACGTCCCAGCCGTGATGCCACGCGAAGGCGCAGTAGGCGGCCACGTCGCGCGGGTCGCCCTTGTGGACGTGGCGCAGCAGTTCGGTGACCAGTTCGTCGCGCCAGCCGTCACGCGACCAGTTGGCCGTCCAGCCGTACTTGATCTCGGACAGGCGGAGCTTGGCAGCCACGGCCTCCGCGAAGGCGGTGACCAGCTTGGCCGTGTCGGGATGCAGGCCCTGCGGAAGCGGGATGTAGCCGATGGGTAGGGCGTCCTGCGGCGCGGCGGCAGGGACAGCCCGCGCTGCTGCGATCCATGCGGATCGGCTCCTGTCACTAAATGAAGCCCACACGCTTTCGGCGGTGTGGCGGGTTTTGTGCGGATGGTAATCCTGCCAGTGAGCCCACGCGATGGCCTTCGCCCGCTCGGTCACGTCCTGGCCGGGCTGCTGCGCGTCCTTGAGGGCGGCGGGGCCGTCGTACCAGAACTGCGATCCCCAATCCGCGAGGATGGCGTAACCGGCCTCCATGGTCGGGGCGTCGTAGAGCTTCTTCAGGAAGTCCTGAAGGTCGCGGGTCTGGTCCTTCCAGAAGGTGGCGTCGGTATCCTGCGGCTGGCCGGGGGCGGAGGAGGAGGGGGCGAGCTTGTCGCGGATCAGCCGCGCCGAATGCCTGTAGGCGATGGAGGCCATCTTCCCGCCCTTGGGGTTGACGGCCATGCCTTCGAGGGCGGTCGCAAGCTGTTCGGGGGTGATGGTGCGGTTGCTGTCGGTCGTCATGGCGGTCACTCGGCGGGGGTGGCGCGGGCGATGGCGACCCGTGCCGCGACAATGTGCTCGTTGTCGAGCGGAATGCTCTCGCCACGCCGCGCATGGAAGAGGACGCATTCGGTCAAATCGTCCAATGCGGTCAGCAGGTCCGGCGCGGCGGCGATCAGGCGGGCGTTGGCTTCCGCCGGAAATGCGTCCGGCCAGTGCGGGGCCTTCTCGATCACCCGCGCAATCGGCGCGTCACCAGCGGTGGTGTCGGCCTGATCCTGCGGTCGGCGACCGATGCAAAGGCCTCCCCAACCGCGCATGTTGACGACGTACCAGGGGCCGGGGGTATGCTTGCTCATGGCTCAATCCTCCCGCGCGTCGTAACCGGCGATGTCGCAAACGCCCTCGATGAACTCGTAGGCGGCGACGATCACGCGATCGCACTGGGCGATGGTTTCGGGGCAGGTTATGCGCTGGGCGGAAATGAACTCGCCGCAGAAGGCCAGCAGCCGGGCCGCGCGATCATCGGTCGTCGGTGTCTCCGTCACCCCCAGCATGGCGTCGATCTGCTCGGGGGTCTCCAGGGCGTCAAACGATCCGCTTTCCGAAAGCACCATCGTGTAGCCGCTGGCGAAATACTGGGCGATGCTGTCGGCGTTGATGCGGCGGCGCGTGCCGTCCTGTGCATCGGTCAAGGTGATGAACTTGCTCATGATGCGCTCCTGCGCTCTGCGTGGCCGGTCGGACCGGACGCGGTTGGTGGGTTCAGCAGCCGGCGCGGTGCGCCTCGGCGTCCATGCGGACCAGCGCCAGGCCGAGCGCCGGCAGGCTGGGGATGTCGTCGCCATCGGCGGGCTCGGTCGCCGGCCGCAGGTGGTCGAACCGGTGCCGCTCGACGACACGGCGGGTCTGCGCGATCTCGCGCGAGCTGGGGCGGCGGGTCATTTCGCACCGCCCTTCAGTTCGGCGACGCGGCCGTCGATGAAGTCCGACCAGTCGGCAAACACGTCGTCCGGCATCGCCTTGATGATCGCGGCCCGCTCGGTCTTGAAGGCCGTCAGCGCGGCGATGTCGGCGCACTTCCCGGCGCCCTCGCGGAGCGCGGCGAGCGTGGCCGGCCAGTCGGTGGCGGGCTCGTCGGCCTGGGCGCCCGCCGGTGCGCTTCCCTCGATCACCTCGCCGGTTTCCGGGTCGTGCGGGGTCTCGTCCTGGCCATCGTCCTCGTCGTCGGCGTCATGCTCCAGCATGGTCGGGGTGACGAACGCGGCGAGTTGGCCCGCGGCAGTCTGGGGCGCCGGGGCGGGGAGTGCGGTCGCCTCGCGCCGCTTCTCGACCTCGTAGAGCGCGTCGTCCCGGTGGATCGTCCGCTCCAGTTCCTCCGACATCGGGAGCCGCTTGGCGAGCCGGCGCAGGACGGTCTTGCGCGCCATCTCGTCCCACCATTGCACCCACGGCCCCGAGTCCTTGCTGCGGCTGACGGAGCGCACCTTCTCCACGGCGTTGCGGTCCATCACCTCCAGCGACCGCTCGCCGTCCTTGGTCACGCTGACGGCATAGACCCCGATGATGGGGCCGCGGTCCTGGCCGAGCTTCGGCGGCTGGTGCGTGACGGTCGGCTCGAAGCCAAGCTCGTAATGGAACTCGTCGTTGGCGTAGACGCAGAAGGCGTCCAGCACCTTGATGGAGCCGCTGTTGAAGGCCAGCTTCCGGATGCCGCGGACCATCGGCATGTACTGGACCTTCTTGAGCCACACCTCCTTGCCGTTGCGCTTTTCCTTGGTGTTGAAGATCACCAGGGCCGCCTCCTTGCCGTTCGGCACGAGGCCGTCAGCAGCGCACTCCAGGCAGGAATTGAAGAGGGACCGGCGGTCAGCATCGACCAGATCCGGATTCTTGGCGATGGCGGTCATGACGATGCGGGTGAACCGCTCCGGGGTGACGTGCGCGGGCAGCACGGCGGCGAGCTGACCCTTCACGGCGTCCTTGGAGAACTCCGCCTGGAGTTCCTTGACCGGATCGCGTTGGGCGACGGCGTTGCTCATGATCAGATTTCCTTGATGGTGAGGGCGCCGCGGTACGGGCCGTTCTTGCCGTTCGCGTAAACCCAAGTCAGGTTGAAGCCGCTGGCCCTGGCCCGGATCGTCTCCGGGGCGTCGCCGAGCCGGCGCGTGATCTGCGCCTTGATGGCGCTGCGCTTCGCCTCGCGGGCCTTGATGTCGACGTCCTCGCGCAGGTACTCCGCGCACAGGATCGGCAGCTCGTTGTCGGTCGTCAGGTCGAGCGGTGCAGCGCGGGTCTCGGCGCCCAGCAACGACAGCTCGGCGACCGTGTCGAAGTCGGCGACGTCGAGCGGCGGGGTCTCGTCCTCGATGGCCTTCCAGAACGCGGCGACAGCGGCCTCGATGCGGGCGATGGTCGGCTCGTGTCGGGCGATCTGGCCCCGGTAGAGCTTGTTCCCGCCGACGCAGGCGACGATCCAGCCATGGTCGGCCCGCGCCCGGCCCTCGCACGCGATCTGGTGCATCAGCTGGAGCGTGATGTCGATCGGCGGCGCGGTGATCTGGTCGCCTTCAACCTTCCAGAGGTCGCGGAACACCAGATAGTCGACGTTCTTGATCTCGACCGGCGGCAGACCGGCTGCGTGTTCCTCGAAATCCCGGCTGGCGCCCATGCCGGCGACGGTCGGGTGGCGCAGGTAGCGGTGGACCTTGCGCAGCGGCCACGGGGCCCAGCGGTGCGCGGCCCACGCGGCGATGGCCGGCTCCAGGAACTGCCCGGCCTGGACCCGCTCGACTCCGTCAAGGTCGTCGGCCGGCAGCACGCCGCGCTTCTGCCAGTACAGCCGATAGCCGGTGGTGTGGCGGCTGACGCAGCCCAGGCACTCGGCGCCGGGGGGCGGGACCTCGAACATGTGGAGGTAGGCCAGCGAGCCGTTGACCAGGCGCCACAGGTAGAACAGGCTGGCGACCTCGCTGCCGCCGATGTGCTGGGCGCGCAGGGCGTGCCAGTCGGCGCGGTCCTTGGGGACGATGGCGTTCATGCCGACACCCCAAGGCTCTGGAGATGCCAATAGACGCGAGCGCAGGCGCGGACGTCGACCATGGCGTCGTGGGCGCCGTCCAGCGTCTCGCCCCAGAAATGGGCGACGCACTCCTTCAGCTGCGGCGGCTTCGGCTTGTTGAAGCCGGCAGCCAGCATCTTCGGCGTCGGCGGCAGGTTCACGATGCGCAGGCATGCCGCCATGGTGCAGAACTTCGGCAGGTTCTCGCGCGACGGCGCCTTCTCGGCCCGCTGGTAGGCGATCCGCACCAGCCGAGCGTCGAAGTCGATGTTGTGGGCGACCAAGGTCTCTGCCCGCTCCAGCAGCGCGTTGAACTGGTCGAGCGCATCGGCGCGGGGAACCCCCTCGTCCATGGCGCGCTCGTAGGAGATGCCGTGCGTCTTGAACGCCTCGGCCGGCATCGTGTCGTAGCCGTCGGGGCGGATGATGACGTTCATGCTGCCGGCCTCGGCGTCCGGGCCGGATTGCAGCAGGGCCGCCAGCTGGACGATGTGCGGCTGGCCGGGGGCGGAGGACGGCGACCGCCAGATGGGCAGGCCGGTGGTCTCCGTGTCGAAGGCGAGGATCATGACAGCTCCGCTCAGTAGGAGATCTTGACGGCGGGGACCTGCCCCTTGGCGATGGCGGCGATGATCGCCCGGGCAATCGCTTCGGCCTCGGCGGCGTTGCCAGAATGATCATTCGACATCGCGACGATCAGCGCCTCCATGGCGGCGCGGTTGATCCGGCCCCGGTGCGCCTTGTCGGCCTCGCGCTTGCGGGCGGCCTCTTCCTCGGCCCGCTTCTGCGCCTCGGCCCGCTGCCGCTCCCGCTCGACCGCCGCGTCGGCGTCGCGCTTCGCCTGCTCGATGGCGGCCAGCCGGTCGCGCTCGGCCTGGGCGGCACGCTCTTCCGCCGCGGCCTTCTCGCGCTCGACCTGCTGGCGCGCCTGCTCGACCCTCTCGAGTTCGGCGGCGGCGGCACGCTCGGCTTCCTGGCGGGCCTCGTCGGCGGCGCGCGCCTCGCGCTCCTTCGCCTCCCGCTCGGCCTTCTCGGCAGCCTCGCGGGCGGCGCGCTCCTCGGCCTCCCGACGCAGGCGATCCAGCTCGGCCCGCTCGGCGTCGCGCTGCTGGGCGGCGGCCAGCATCGCCTCCAGCTTGGCGACCGCGTCGGCCTTGGCGGCGTCGGCACGCGGCGTGAATTCCTGGAACGTGCTGGTGGCGATGGCCTGGGCGATGGTCAGCCGGTCGGCAATGGCGTCGGTGGTCGGCGTGCCATCGAACAGCGGCAGAAGGCCGATTTCGGCGAGCGCCGCCTCGTGACCCGCGACGCGCGCCTTCTCCGCATCCTCGAACTCGGTCAGCGGGGCCCGGAAGTCCTTCTGCAAAGCCTCCAGGCCGTCCCAGAAGATGTTGCGGATCGCCTGGATGCCGTTGGCCTTCTTCTGGTATTCGTCCTTCAGGCTCTTGGCGAACTTGTCGGCCGCCGTCTTGCTGCTGGCGATCTTCGCAGCCATGGAGCGGATGTTGTCCCGACCCTTCTGGGTGCTGACGTCCCGGTCGATCAGCATGATCTCGGCGCGCAGGCCGGCGACGATCTCGGTCGCCTTCTCGGCCGTGAAGATCTCGGGCGTCAGGTCGGCGATGATGGCGAGGCCCTTGCCGGGCGCGGGGCGGTCGATGGTGGCGGTGTCGGTCGTCATGACGCGTGGGTCTCCTGTTCCCAGCCCTCTTCCAGGGCTTCGAGGTGCTCTTCGAGGCTGGCCACTTCCTCAGCGGTCAGCGTGACGGGTTGGTGCCGCTCGGCCGCCCAGCGGATGTCGCGGCGGATCGGCGACGGCGTGTGGGTGTGCGGGGTCATGTGGCCTCCTGGGCGGCGGCGCGCTGTTCGAGCGTCGGGACGCCATCGCGGGGAAAAACCAGCCGTCGGCCATCGGTCAGCGTGGCTCGCACCAGCCCCTTGCTAAGGACCGTCTCGGCGATCAGCGGGTGGCCGGCCAGCGTTCCGGCGGCGGCGGAGAAGCCCTCATCACGCAGCCTGTCGAGCAGCGTCTCGGCGGTGTCTACCGACTTCACGCCCTGCTCGATCAGCATCCGCATGACGTTGGATTCGGACGTGCCCCAGTGGACGGCGAGGGTTTCGATGCGGGCGACCAGCCATGTCGGCAGCGCCACGTTTTTGCGCGGGTTCTTGGTCGCCATGGCTCACGCCCTCCCGAAGCCCCGCCCGACCTCGGCCATGGCGGTGTAGGCGTGCTGGAGGTCGTCGAAGCGGCCCAGCGTCCGGCCGGTCGGCAGGTGGACCAGGGCGACGTCGCCGCCGTCCGGGTGGATCCCGAAATCCCCGAAGACGCAGCCCTGCACCAGCAGCAGGCCCTGGGGGGTGGCGACCAGATACCGGGCGGCGCTGAGGTCGTCGCGCCCGGTGACGTCGGTGTTGAGGGTGGCGGACATGGTCAAGCCGCCCCCTTCAGCGCGTCGATGTTGGCGCGCTCAACGCGGAAACTGATCGCTACCACCCACGGGTTGGCGTCCCAAGCATCGGGGCCGTTGATGCTGTTCCAGAGGCGCTGGAACACCTCCTGATAGGAGCTGCTGCCGCAGCCAGAGACGCAGTAGCCGGCCGGATCGGGGAAGTAGGGATGGCGGCAATCCCAGTCGTGCAGACCGTTGACGACGCCCTCGACCTCCGCATCATCCTCACTGATGTCCTGCAACCGCTCGACCTTCACGCCTTCGACGATCAGCGTCAGGCGGCTCGCCCAGCGCGGCATGTGGATGGAGGGCTTCCATGGCCCGGTGTATTGGGCGCAGCCGTGCTCCTTGTGATGCAGTTCGCCGTTAGCATAGGCCAACGTCGATCCATCGGCGGCGTATTCCACACCAAGAATTTCCGGATAACCGTAGGCGTCAGACGTGGCGAAATTCTCCCGCACCCACAGCCGGTCGCCGGGCTGGACTTCGCGCCACGGGCTGTCTCGCCTGATCTTGGTGGCGAGAGGCTGATTGCGCTGCGACCGTACGTCCTGATGCGCCAGCCTCCGCGTCTGCGTCTTCCGGCCGTCGAGCAGGGCGCGCACCATCGGCGCGCTGAAGATGATGGGAATGTCGCGGGGCATGATGGTTCACTCCGCAGCCGCCGGCAGCCGCCGGGGCGATTCGAGTTCAGCGAGCGCGGCCGCAGCGAGGCGCCACGCGGTGAAGGACTGGGCCAGCCACTGGAGCTGGTAGCGCTGGATGGAGCCGTCCCGGACCCGCGCGCAGGCCGCGCCCAGCGCGTTGCGGTAGAGCCGGGCGTCGGTGTCGAGGCGGTTCCGCCGGTCGAGCAGCCGCAGGGCGCCGGGGGCGTTCTCCAGCGCGTAGAGCGACCGCCGGAACTCGCGAGCCGACAGGCCGGCGCGCAGCAGTCCCTCGAACTCGGCGGCGGTGACGGCGCGGCGACCCATGGCCTCTACTCCGCCGCCGCGAACAGTCGGCCAGCCTGCCGAGCCCGGTCGAGGGTGCGGGAGAACCACGCCTCCGCATCGCGGCTGCCCAGCAAAATCCAGCGGCGGGCGTCGGCGACCAGAACCCCGGCCACGGCCGGCGACACCTCGGCGGTGTCGATCACCAGCCGGTCGAGATGCACCCACGCGATTCCGTCGAGCACCTCCAGGGCGAGCCCCGGCGCGCCGAGCGGGATGGTGGCGGCGATGAGGTTCATTTGCCGTCTCCGGAGGCAGCCAGCCAGATCAGGGCGACCAGCAGGCTGGCGAGGATGGATGCGAGCGCGAGCAGCACGGTCACGCCACCTTCTCGGCCAGCACCTCAGGCTTGCCGGGGCGGACGCGGTCGAGCAGGTAGCAGCCACGGATCCCGTCGAGGAAGATGACGGCGCTGTGGCCGCTCAGGACGTAGGCCGAACTGCGGGTGATCGTGTGACGGGTCTCGCCGGTGTCGAGCCGGACCACAACCGGCGAGCCGATCGGGTGGTCGGCGTTCCATGCCTCGACTTGGGCCTGGAGTTGGGAGAGCGTGGGGCGACGGCTCATGGCTCAGGCCGCCTCCTGCTTGACCGCGTAGTAGCGGCCGTCGCGGCACTCCAGGCCGAGGCCCGACTCCCGGCAGGCCTCGCCGAGCGTGCCTCGGCACTCCTTCCAGCCGACGGCGTCGAGCATCTCCTCCAGGGTGACGCCCTCGGGCCGGCTGGCCAACTCGACCAGCAGCGCGCGCTTCGTCTGCTTGCGCTGTTGGCGACGGTCCGCCTTCCGGCCGGCGATCAGCGCGTCGATCTGCTCGGGTGTTTCGGCGTAGTAATTCGCGCTGTCGTGATCGATCAGCAGGACGCGCGATCCGCCTTTATTATTGGCGGTGTACCATGTGATGTGATCGGCGTTGACGCGGTCCTTGTTGCCGTCCGTGTCGGTCAGCGTGATGAACTTGGGGGTGGGCATCGGGGATCACCTCGGGTCGAGGGGGAAAGGGTCGAGGGGCCGGCGATCTACCTCACGCGCCGGTGCCGGCCAGGGGCCCGACCTCGGTCCTGCTGATGCAGTTTTCCCGGTCGGGCTGGCGCCGCGGCACCCTCTGACGCCCCAAGGCCGGCGACGGGCTTGCACCGTCCACCAGCCTGGAGAGGTGGCCGCCCCCCCCCCCCCCCCCCGCCGAGGGACCGGCCCGATACACCTGCCGCAATGAGCCTTTCATGGTTGGTGGATGGGGATCGGGCCTTGCACCCTGGTGGACGGCCTCCGCCGATGGGTTCGGTTGCCGGAGCCGCCGCACGTCGGTGGCAGCTCTGGGAACCGGCCGGCGGCCGGGCTGGGGTTAGGGGAGTCTCCACTGCGCGGGCGGGATGTGGGCACCGAGCGAGTAGTCGGTAGCGGCGGCCTCTTCGTAGCGGACCATCTCCTTGTCCTGGTCCCAGGTGGTTGGAACCATCTCACCGGTGATCGGGCTCTTCATTTCGACGGGCATTGTTCCGAAAAGCATGTCGTCGATCCTCTTGGAAAGGAGCCGCCGACCCTCTGAAGGCCGGCGGCAAGTCGGTCCGGGAAGCGCTGCGCCAGAGGGACGCGGTGCGGGTGGAGCGCCGAAGCGCGAAACTCAGGCGGCGGGGGGCTGCCAGTCGGGGCGGCCTTCGCGCTGGACGTGGTCGGGGTAGATCTTCAGGTCGGCGATGGTTTCGACCGGACCGCTGTAGATGCACCCGCCAGCCCCGTTCGCGTGGAACTCGCCAGCATGGATCAGACCGCCACGGAGCCCGCCACCGATGCGGCCTTCGGCGCAGATGGCCGTCTTCATGAGTTCGGAATATTCCTTGGGGTTCATCGGGGCCTCGGGGTGGGGTGGTGAAGAGATATTCGCGTTTTTACGCGATATCGTCAAGATTAAAAATCGCGTTTTTACGCGACTGCATTTCGATGGCTATCGGCTCAAACTGCATCGGTTGCGTTGAGCAGGAAACGCTCGCGCGTTCAGCGTCTGAGGAGGGAATGATGCGGAAATGGATTGTGGTGGCCGGGCTGGTCTTGGTCAGCACGGCTTCGCTGGCGGACACCTACACCAGGGGGTACGTGCGCCGCGATGGAACCTACGTGCAGCCGCACTTCAGCACGCCGCGGAACAGCAACCCCTTCGATAACTACTCCACCCGGGGGAACGTGAACCCCTACACGGGGCAGGCTGGGACCGTGAACCCCTACGCCGCGCCGGCGAACCCCTACAGCGGATACGGCAGCCAGCAGCGGACGCCGTGCTACGGGCTGAACTGCCGGTAAGGCGCAAGCGCCTTCAGCGCCCCATAACCGGAGGCAATGATGCGATCCACCCTCATGCTCGCCGCCCTGGCAATCGCCTACTGTCACGCCGCCCAGGCCGCAGAGCCCGCGCCGGGGAAGATAATTGCTGCCGGAATCGGCGGGGCCGTCATTGGCGGCATCTTCGCCGTCATCTACCTGCTTCGACGGCTTGTCGGGAGATGGCTTGAGGCTCGGCGCAACTCCCCATGAACCGCTTCCAGAGGCTCGACCGCAAGGTGATCACCCAGCAGGAGCACGACGAGCGGCGGCGGGCCATCTTGGGGAGTTTGTGAGCATGGCTGACCCATCCGACCCACCCGACAACATCGAACCCCTCGCCCGCGCGATCACGGAGCAGATCGCTCGCCGGGTGCCGTCGACCGAGGCGGAGATCGCCGCCTGGGTGGATGGGCACTGGCATTGCGCGGCGGCCGAGCTGGAGGCGGGGTTGATCGACGAGACCGGCGCCAAGATGCCCGGCTACACGGTCGAGGCCGGGTTGGCGGCGCTGCGAGAACGGTCGGCTAGGCTGGCAAGATGATGATAGGAGAAATAAAAATATATATGGAGACTATTCCATGCCAAACGCCTCTCTTAACTTCCAAACTCCATCATCGGTAAGTACGTGTGCGATGATCTCGATACTCTGTAGCTCATCACTACCACGCTGCTCATACAAAAAGTACCCACTTGTATCAGCCAACTCTTGCCCTGAAAGCTCAATTTTCCGGTTACTAAGCGGCGAGAGGCACAAAACTCGATCATTATCAATGTTTGTGCTGAAATAGTATCCTTCCATCTGAAACCTCCCGGAGAGATAATGTTAAAGCCCAAAACACACCGTGAAATGGCAAACCCACAGATAACCGCCCGCTTTCTTGCCGATTATATGGCAGCATCTGAAACCGCTAGACGCACCATCATCAGAGGGTGCAAATATCGGCCAATTGCCCGCCTCATACAGCACGATGAAGCCAAGGCAACCATAACAAATTTTATCCTTGATGAAACCATAAATCTTTCAAATATACTTGAGAGAGCACATCAAATAAGAAATAAAATAGCCGAAAGCGATTTTGAACGAGAACTTTTTCAACATAATGCTGATTACATAGAAACTTTTGCTAGTGTGTACGATAAAATCAATCTTCCGACCGCAGAAATTGGGCAGTCAGATCGAGCGCAACCTATCACTTTGAGCGGGACAAGAGTAACTATTGATTTCAACTTTAGACTTCGTCGTGTGACCAGAACAAACAAAGTGAAGGTTGGGGCAGCCTCATTTCGGTACTCAAAAGGAAAAGCACTTCCCAAGGAAGTTGCCAATTGGCAGAGCGCTTTCACGTACGGATACCTGAACGCCATTGGCGTTGATGAAAGCACCGAGGTTGAGCAGGCACTGTGCCTCACCATAGACGCGGTCACGGGCGCCGTTCATGCGGCCCCTGGGGACTCAGTCCGTTGTTTCAAGAACATGGAAGCAGCGTGCGCCTCCATTGCCGATCTCTGGCCGAACATAAAGCCGCCTCCCAAGGCGGTCCTGTAAAGGCAATCGCAAAAGCACCCCAGCCCGCCCGCACCCGCCGACGGGCTTTTCTGTGCCCTCACGCCGCCTTCCCCGGCCACGGCCACGGGCCGGCGTATTCCAGGTGCGGAGCTTTCGTGCCGCTGGCCGCGCCGCACGACAGGTTGCGCGGCTCCCCGAGGTGGATTCCCTCTGCCATGCCGCTCGCCCTGATGATCTCGTGCGCCTGGTCGGGCGAGGCCGCGTAGGCGCGGTAGACGACCGTCGGGAACTCGTCACCCTCGGCCGCGTAGCCCCGCACGCCGAACAGCATGACGCCCTCGCCCTGGGCGCCGTACAGTTCGGCGCTCGACTTGTACCTGCCCTCGGCCATCATTCCCTCCCCCGGTCCCGAGCCTCTGGATAGCCGGATGAGGGGTTGGGGTGCCAGCGACAACGGAGCGGGTCAGGCTGTTGCCCCAGCCTCTCCTGACACCGAGGCGTGGGCGGCGGCATCGACCGGATGTCCGCCGTTCGCCAGCGGGTTGCCAAAGCCATGCCCGGCGGCTGCATGGCCCGCCTCGGTAGCCGCTGCCCGGTAATAGCCGGCGACGAATGACCTGACGTCACTGGACAGATTCTTCGTTGATTGAGCGGCGATGCGGGAGATCAAGGCGTTGACCCTCATTCCCTCACGGTGAGCGATCTCATTGAGCGCGCTCCACATGAGGGGCTCCAAGCGCATGGATGTGCGACGCCCATCAATCGTCACGTTTCTCGCAATTAGGCTCATCGCTATCCCCGATCCAATTTTTTGGTGACGTTCGTATGATTTTCCCTCAATGGTAGAGGCCGAGGCAGTGAAATCCTTCACAGCTTCGGCCTGTGCCCATAACCATTGCATTTTCGAGAAATGCATACGGGGCTGTTCCGCGAGTTGTGGCCGCTCGTCACCATGCATTGGCGACTCCATCGGGAGCCGCATCAATGCATGGAGACATCAATGCACAGCTTTTCTTTCGACGCTCCCATTCGTCTGGCCGATTTTCCCGTCGCTTCCGGCCCGCTGGAAGGCTTGCTGACGGCGGCTCGCGATGCGCTTTGCGCCTCCGCGGAACAGGTCGGCGTGACGCTATGGATCAATCCGGACATGGAGGGGCTGTTGGAGGTCAACGCCCGCGCCATGGTTGAGGGGAGCTGGGACGCTATCCTGCCGGCGGCCTCGCCCCGTTGCCGAAAGCTGGACGCCAGCAACGCCTATTGGATCGACGGGCGTTCGCCGGAGGGCGAGACGGTCACGGTGCAGGCCGGGTTGCTCTACGACTGCCGGGAGCGCTCGCTCGGGCAACGCTTCGTCGACCTGACGGTGTTCTACGACGAGCCGACGCTCCAGGCGCCGGCCGGTGAATGGTGTGAGGTGTCCTCAGAGGCTGCGCTTGGCCTTGGCGGACGAGTGGTGTGGACCAACGCCGGCTGGACGCATCCGGATTGGCGCCGTGGCAAGCGGGGCCTGTTCAAGACCGCCCAGCGGGCGAACAAGCTGGCGAGTTGGCTGCTGTGGCAGCCGGACGCCATGGTGTCGGTGGTCGAGCCGCACATCGTGCCGGTCTGGGCCGAGAAGCACATGGGGATCCGGTACATGGATCCGGAAACGACCATCACGTATCACCAGATCGGCAACGGGACGTTCCCGATGCACTTCGTGCTGTTCAATCGGTCGCACTTCTTCGGTGACTTGGCGATGCTCGCCATGGAGGAGGTGTCGGCCGTCGCCTAAACGCCTGGCCAATCGATGACCGTCAGCAGCGCCTGCTGGCCGGTCGGTGACGTCCAGCCGACCAGCAGGTGGCTATAGACGACCGGGTGGGCGAGTCCGTGGATGACCAAATGGTTGTAGACGGGCTCGCCCCCTTGGATGGCCTCGTCGTAATGCGTGGCGAGCTGGATCGCGTACTCGGAATAGGGGTCGTCGTCGTTGGGTTTGCCGAGCTGCTGCCTGGCCCATTCGCGGCCCAGCGCCTTGACGGTCGCGTCGGCGATGCGCCGGAAGATCAACGGCCCGCCCGGATCGGCGCTGAGAAATCCGCAGTGGTGCAGCAGTCCGGCCTCTCGCAGATCGGAGCCCATGGTGGGCGACGGCTCCAAGCGGTGGGCACGCCAGTGGTCGAGCACGGCCACCTGGGCGTCGGCCGCGACGGCCAGCGGCTGCCGGTGGATCGTCACCGTTACCTCTGCCGGCGGCAGTGGCGGTGGCTCGCCCCGCGAGCGGATGATGGCCGGAGCGCCCAACCGCAGCGTGGGCAGCGTCAGTGAGCGAGCATCAAGGACAAGTCCGGTCATTTCGCCATGCGTGGTGAGAGCGAATCCCAGATTCGCTCTACTACGGACCGGCCGTCGGCGCCAGAAACGGAATGCGACTCCGCACTTGAGGGGAGTTCCTCGGCATCCTGCTCCATAGACGACACGGCCTTCGCGAAGTGGTCGGACGCCTCGGCGGACCGGTTGTCGGCCGCCACCAGCACGCGCTCGACGAGATTGTCGAAGGTCGGGCGCACCAGTTCCGGCAGCGCGCCGAGGTCGATCGCCGCGTCGGTCGCGTCGAGGAGGTTGATGAGCCGCCGCTTGAGCACATCGGCCGGGGCGCCGCCAAGGCCAGCCTCGACAAAGCCGGCAAGGCTGAGGATTACGGCGAGGTTGTCGCGGTCCGGTCCCAGCGGCCCTCCGCCCGACAGGCGCTGCCGCCTGGAAACCGCCACACGCTCATCTACCGCCTGAGGCATGCCCTTACTCCTTGGATCGCACCTCATCCGATCATGTCTGCGATGTTATGCGCGTGCAAGATGGAGAGTTACCTGGGGCGGGCAATTTCATATAGAGCGGCTCGATCGATTACCTGCGTCTTGCCACCCTGCGCGGCAACCAGCCCCTGCTGTCGAAACTGCCGCAACAGCCGGACGACGGTCTCCCGGCGCGTTCCCAGGCGGTGGGCAACGTCGCCTTGCGTGTGCTGCACCACCCCATCGCTGCCGGCCAGATCGAGCAGCAGGGCCGCGAGCCGCTCCGGCAGGCCGAGGGCGTGCGCGCCCTCACGTTCCGCCAGCCGGCCAACGAGATCGCAGACCGCATGCAGCGCCGCCAGCACAAGAGGCGGGTGGGCGGCAAGCGCCGCTTGCAGATCGTCGCGCTCGATCCGGATTGCCGTCACGTCGGTTTCGGCAATAACCGTCGCCGTCCGTGGAGCCCCTTGGATTGCCCCGACCTCGCCGACCGATGCGGGCGCCCCCAGTTCGTTCAGCCACGCATAGCGCCCGCCGCGCGTGGTCGACACGCTGACCCGGCCAGAGGCGATCACGTACAGGCAGTCGCCAGGGCTTCCAGCACGAAACAGCGTTTGGCCTGCGACAAAACTGCGCAGTTGCGATGCATTCGCGAGGGCGGAAAGAGCAGATTCGCCAGCCCCAGAAAAGAAAGGGCAGTCACGGATTGATGCAAATCGCTCTTCTGTTTCCATCTCGAAATGCGTCAGGCAAAACATCCACCCCCAATCCGCGAAAAATCGCAGGGGGTGGAACATTTGTTCCACCTGTTTTCCTTCCATCCGCTCTCATCCCTTGGACATACTAGGGTGTGTTCAAGTGCAGGGGAAAGCAATCAGCACGAACCCTAACGAATCTGTGGCGGGTTAAACCCGCAAGAAACGTGCGGTGCGCGGAGCGGCGTGAGAAATGCGGGTGTGGTGGGATGGGCGGATGGGACAGATGGAAGAGACGAGGGGGGTGGGGATGGTTGAGGCGGGCGGCATGGAGCAGGATGCGCGGGCAGATCTGGAGGAGCGCTTCTGGTCACTATGGAATCAGCTGACCTTCTCAGAGCAAGAGGATGCCCTTACTTCTCTTCGCTTTCATCTTGAGATTTCTCAGGAACAAGACTTTCCAGAAATGGGAGGGCCTTCTCCAACTGCTCCAGCGTCAGTCGGTCAATGAAAGCCGCAGCCTGATCCCGCAGCTTCGCCCCCTTCTCTTCCTCTTCATCCGATAACACCGGAGGGAGGCGTAGAGCGTCCGGGGTAACGCCGGGTAGAGAAGCTAATTTTCTATAGGTGAGTTCATTTAGACTGTCAGTCTTCCCTTTAATAAATTCCCGAACTCCAGACTCTGACGCTTTCGTTTGTGCGCACCAATTGCTTCGGCTCGTTATAAGGCCACGCTCCTTCAGCAGCGCAGTCCACTGAACGAGCGCAAGCCGGCGCTGATCGGACGTAGTGTTGGTGGAGCTTGTCATAGCTCCATTCTCGCTAAATCGCGTCAAAACGCGACCGCGTAGAAACGCGATCTCGCACATTGACTGATCGCGTAAAAACGCGATAATGCGTGCATGACGATCCAAGAAGGCATCCACCGCGCTCGCTCCTACCTGAAGGCGCCGGGCGTCAACCGAGCCAAGGTCGCGGAAGCCGCTGGCCTGAACTGGCACGCCGTCAACAACCTGCTGAACGGTGACGCGAGGGTGTCCACCGCGCTCGCGATCGAGCGGGTCATCCCCGCCGATTTCGTGGCCCCGCCGGAGGATGGCGCCACCACTCCCCGCCCCAGCGAGGCCGCCTGATGCGTGACCTCGCCGAAGCCCTCGCCATGGCCCATGCCCTGCTGCTGCTCGCCGCCTTCTCGGCGACGGTTGGCGCATGGGCGGCGCTGCTGATTGCCGTCCCGTCGATCGCGGTCGCGGGCTTCCTGACCTGCCTCGCCGCCCGCGACGCGGCTCGATTGCCCTGACCCCCAGACGCACGAACGCCGGCCGCAGATCCCCACCCGCGCCGGCGCTCGAAGATTGGAGAACCGATGATGCCTCTCGATTCCACCTCCGACATCTACCCCGCCAAGCCCACGCCCGTCCATGGCGCGGTCGGTGAAGTCGCCACCCCCGAATTGGGCACCACGCCCCGCCGCCGGGTGCGCCCGCTGGCGCCGGTGCAGGAGGCTGTTGCCCGGCTCGCCGCCGAGGGGCTGTCCAACAAGGAGATCGCCCAAATCCGCGGCATCAGCGAAGGCGCGGTGAAGATCCACGTCAAGGCGGCGATGAAGAAGCTCGGAGCGGTCCGCCGTCAGGGCTTCATCCAGCACTTTCCGCTCGCCGGCGGCGTGCCGCGCACGATCCCCACCTTCACCGCGCGCGAGGCGCAGGTGCTGCCGCTGATCGCGGAGGGGCTGTCCAACAAGGAGATCGGCGCCCGGATCGGCATCGCTGGGGAGACGGTCGCCTATCACGTCCGCACCACCCTCGAAAAGATCGACGCGCGCAACCGCACCGAGGCGGCGCGCTGGTACGCCGCCCAGCAGCTCGCCGCCCAGGGCTGACCGATGACCGGCCCGCGTGTCCCTCATCGTGTGGAGGCGTGAACTCATGCTGCGGATGCTACGCAACTCGCGCGCGCCGTCCACGGAAAGGCTCGTTCAAAAATTGAGCAGGCAACGGGGTGCTGGGGCACGGCAGGGCCTGTGGCTGCTGCGGGAGTTCGCCGCCGACGAGCGAGGCGCGCCCCGGGCGATGCTGGCGATCCACTCCATTGTCGGCGAGACCTTCGGCGTTTCCGACGCCACCGCCCGCCGCTGGGTCGAGGGTCACCTCGCGAGCCCGCGCTACCTCGAAGAGATGCGGCAGCGCTGGGGACTGGCCTTCGTCATCCACCTGTTCGACGACGCCAGCACGCCGGCCCGCCAGGAGGCCATCTGGAAGCTGCGCCAGCTCGACGACGGCGTCGCCGCCATGGTCCGCGAGCGTGAGGCCCTGCTGGTGCAGCTCGGCGCCGATCCGGAATCGCTCTTCCGCTCGGCCGCCGCCGTTCCGCCCAGCGTCCGCGCCGCCCTGGCCGCGCGCATCTTCGCCGATCTGGTGGAGACCGAACGCCGCGCCATCCCCATCACCATCCTCGGGCGCCTGCGCGCCCGTCTCGGGAGGACATGACCCATGTCGGACACCTTCCGCCGCATGGCGCGCCTCGCCATGGACGCGCCCATGCTGACCAGGGACGAGGAGCCCACCCTGATCGCCGCCGCCCAGGCCGGCAACCGGCGCGCCGCCGACCGCGTCATCCGGGCGCACATGCGCATGGCCGTCAAGGCGGCCACCGACTTCCGCCACGCCGGCCAGCCGTTGGAGGACCTGTTCCAGGCCGGATGCGTCGGCCTGTCGCTGGCGCTCGACCGCTTCGACCCGGCGCGCGGCACCCGCTTCGCAACCTATGCCGGCTGGTGGGCGCGGTCCGAGGTGCAGGACCTCGTCATCCGCAATAGCTCCCTCGTGCGCATCGGCACCGGCGCCACGCAGAAATCCATGTTCTTCAAACTGCGCCGCGAGCGGAGCCGTCTGGAGGTCGAGATGCCGGAGGCGTTGCCCTCCGCCATCACCGAAGCTCTGGCCGCCCATTTCGGCGTTCCCGCCGCCGAGGTCGAGCGCGTCGCTGCGACGCTCGATGCCGGGGACTGGTCGCTCGACGCGCCGGTGTCCGAAGCGGGCGACGTCTCCGCCTGGGTTGAGTTGCTGTCCGACGATCGGCCGACTCCGGAGGAGGCGGTGACCGACCAGCGCAATGCCGCCGACCAGCGGCGCCAGTTGCATCGGGCGGTCGACAGCCTGCCGGACCGGGAGCGCGAGATCGTCATCACCCGCACCCTGGCCGACGAGCCGGCGACGCTGGATGCGCTCGGCACCCAGTACGGCATCAGCAAGGAGCGCGTCCGCCAGATCGAGGTCCGCGCCGTCGGGCAGGTCGCGAAGCGCGTCCGCGAGGCGGTGCTGGCGTGACCGCCGTGCCCGAGGTCGCGCTCGCCACCATGCCGGGCATCGGCGATGTCTCCGCCGACCGGATCGCCCGCATGAAGTTGACGGATATTCTACCGCTTGCCCAGACGGAGGAGGACCTCCGCCGCGTGGCCGCCATCAAGGGCTATAAGCGCGGCTGGGTGCAGCGCGTGCTGAACGATCGGGCCGCCGCGAAGGCGCACGGCTACATGCAGCGGAGGTACGGATGACCCAGAACCGCAGCCACGCCGTCATGGCGCAGCGCGCCGAGCCGCACGACAGCTTGGACTTCTTCCCGACGCCGGCCTGGGCCACGCGGGCGCTGTGCTGGCACGTCCTGCGTGAGATGTTCGGCCCCACCGAGGATATGAGCGTCTGGGAGCCCGCCTGCGGTATCGGCGCCATGGTCCGACCTCTCCAGGAGCGGTTCCGCCGGGTCTACGCCTCCGACGTTCACGACTATTCCCACCTCTGGCCCGACCAGGAGCGCGTGACCGACTTCCTCCTGCACGGCTCGGAGAGCCCCTGCATCGAGGCGCAGGGCATTGACCTGATCGTCACCAACCCGCCGTTCCGGCTGGGCGTCCAGTTCGCCCGGCGCGCGCTGGAGGCTCCGTTCGTCCGGCGCGGCGTCGCCCTGCTGGTGCGCACCGCCTTCCTGGAATCGGTCGAGCGCCACCGCCTCTTCACCGATCACCCACCGACCGTCGTCGCGCAGTTCGTTGAGCGCGTGCCGATGGTCAAGGGCCGCCTCGATCGCACCGCCAGCACCGCGACCAGCTACGCCTGGATCGTCTGGGCGCGCGGCAACACCGACACCCGCCTGCGCTGGATCCCGCCGTGCCGCAAGGCGCTGGACCGGGACAGCGACTGGCCCGCCGAAGGATCCGCAGCATGACCACCACCGTCGACATCACCCCAGGCGTCCGGTTCTGCGCTGACTGGCTGCGCGCCAAGGCGCTCAAGGCTCGTGAGGATCAGCCGACCAGCACCGGCTGGTGGAGCGCCTATTTCGAGCTGGCCAACGACCTGGAGCGCGAAGCCCGCCGCCTCGCCCGCGACGAGGCCCGCGCCGCGCAGGCCGACCTTCTCACGCCGGCGGCGGAGTAGAGACCCATGGCCACCGAGTCCGCTCCCGATCCTCTGGTGCCCGCCGACGTGGATCTCCGTGATTTCCCGTTCACCCCGATCTTCCGGTCGCGCCTGTTCGGCTCGACGTTCCACGCCCGCACCAGCGATGGGGAATGGAGGGCCGGCGTCACGCTCTGGCTGAAGTCCTGGGATCAGGTTCCCGCCGGCACGCTCCCCGACGACGACATCGACCTCTGCCGGCTGGCCGAGTTGGGCCGGGACATCAAGACGTGGCGCAAGCTGCGGGCCGGCGCGCTCCATGGTTGGTTCCGCTGCTCCGACGGCCGGCTGCATCACAAGGTGGTGGCCGAGGGCGTGATGGAGGCGTGGGAGCGCAAGATTTTCCAGCGGTTCAAGACCGAATGCGCCCGGATCAAGAAGGCCAACCAGAGGGGTGCCGCCCTGCCGATGCCCACCTGGGAGGAGTTCGCCGCCGCCTTCGGAATCGCGGGACAAAGGGGCGATGTCCCCAGGGACACGGGCGCGGAGTCTCCGGGGACAAGCGAGGAATGTCCCGATCCCGTCCCCTCTCATGTCGTCGAGGACGTCCCCGCGCCGTCCCCAGGGAAACGCGCTCCAAGAGACAGGGATAGGGACAGAGACAGGGATAGGGAAGAAGGAAGTTCCAGAGTCGTAAAATCCTCGGCTGGCGGGCTTCGCGCAGGCGCGCGAGACGATGCCCGCCCGCCGCCCGATGGCTCGGAGGCTGGGATTTCCGCCGTCCAGCGAGGTGTCACGGCCGCCTTCGAGCGCTGGTTCGGGGATCAGGACCGACCGTTTGCCCCGGCCGACGACGAGCTTTTCGCCGCCTGGATCGCCGCCGGCGCCGAGCGGGGCCTGTCGCCCGCCGACACCGCGTCGGCCGTGGTCGAGGAGGTCCACCGCCAGTTCCAGCGCCTGGAGGCCAAGGGCTCCGGCCAGCCCCGCAGCCTGCGCGCTGTGCTCGACGACGACGTTCGCCGCGCCATCGCCGCCGCTCGCCCGGCCAAGGCCAGCAAGCCGCCCGCCACCGTGCCGGAACCTTACGCCGGTCACTTCGAGCCGGTCGAGTACGAGCGCTGGATCGCCCTGTGCCACGTCCAGGTCATCGACGGCGTCGGCTGCATCGCCGCCCCGAACCGGATGCACGCCGACTGGCTGACCCAGCGCCTGGAGCCCAAGCTCCGCCTCGCCCTCGGCGTCGACACGGTCGAGGTCGTCATCGCCACCAGCACCCCAGCCGGGAGGGATGCCGCATGAGCGTCGCCATCGCCAATCCGCCCCAGCCCCGCCGCCGTGTACCCGAAGGCCTGCGCCGCGCCCTGCCGATGCTGGTGCTGGTCCGTCGGATGACCGATGCCGCCATCGCCGCCGAGTGGGGGCTGGAGGCTTGGCAGGTCGCGTGCTCACGCTCCAAGCTCGGGCTGCCGAACCATGCGGGATGGCCCTGCTCCGACGACACCCTGCGCGGGCTGGTGACGGCCGAGCGGCTGACCGACGCCGAGATCGGCGAGCGCTACGCCGTCGGAGCCCGGACCGTCGAGGTGCATCGCCTGCGGCTGGGGTTGCGTCGTCCACACGATCCCCGACCCGAGGCGCGACGCACCGTGGTCACGATCCGCCGGCCGGAGCCGTCACCGCTTGACAGGGCGCTTGATGGGCTGGGGCGCAGGGTTCAGCCGGGCCGTCACGGAAGCTGGATGCTCGACGGGCGGCATGTGGGGGTTGTCGAGGTGCTTCGGGCCGGTGGTGTTGCCTGAGCCGTGCCCCATTGCGGATCCCTTGGGGACCGAAGTCCTTAATCGTACCAGCGGCCGAAGCCGCGGGCGTGGCGGTTGGGTCTTCCGCCCTCAACAGGCAACCCGGCGAGTGTAATTGTCCGGCCGTGTCATCGCAACGGCGGCGCCCGCAACACCTGCGAACCTATTGAGAACGCGCCTACCACGATCGAAGGTCGTAGGCATGGCGCTCACTCCGAAGAAAGCCCAGTTCGCACAGGAATACCTCGTCGACCTGAACGCGACGCGGGCGGCCACGGCTGCCGGCTACAGCGCGCGCACCGCGAAAGCGCAGGGCGCACGGCTGTTGACCGATGTAGACGTGCAAGCCGCCATCCAGGCCGGACAGGCGAAACGCTCGGAACGGACCGCCATCACCGCCGACCGCGTGCTGGTCGAACTCTGGGGCATGGCGACCGCCGACACGAACGAGCTGGTCGAGCACCGGGTGTGCTGCTGCCGGTTCTGCTGGGGCAAGGGCCACCTCTACCAGCGCACGCCCAACGAGATGCGGCAGGCACGCGCCGCCTATGAGCGAGACCTGAAGGCGGCCCAGAAGCAGGAGCCCCCCCCCGACCTGATTCCGCCCTTCGACGAGGCCGGCGGCGAGGGCTTCAACGCCACCCGTGAGCCGCACCCGAACTGCCCGGAATGCTTCGGCGAGGGCCACAGCCGGCCCGTCTTCCGCGACAGTACAACCGCATCCGCCGGCGCCAAGGCCCTCTACGCCGGGGTGAAGACCACCCGCGACGGCTTGGAGATGAAGCTCCACCCCAAGGACAAGGCGCTGGAGCTGCTCGGCCGGCACCTCGGCATGTGGAACGACAAACTGGAGATGTCCGGCGAACTCAAGGTGAAGGCGATGAGCGACGCCGACCTTGACGCCCGGATTGCGGAGTTGGCGGCGCGTGGCCGGAAAGGCGGTGGGGCATGAGCGCCGACCTGACCCGCACCGAGCGGGAGGAACTGCTGATCCTGCTGGAGGAACGGCGCCGCCGCCAGGATCAGCGCCTGTTCTTCTCGCTCTACCCCGAGACCGATTCCGTCTGGCCGGGCTCCACCATCATGAAGGGGTTGGTGACCGAGGGTCAGCTGCTGCACGCGCGAGAGAAATACCCCCGGCACCTGGAGTTCTTCCGGGCCGGCGCGTCGTTCCGCGAGCGCTGCGCCATGTGCGCGAACCGCGTCGGAAAGACCTTCGGCATGGGCGGCTACGAGACCGCCGCGCACCTGACCGGCCTGTATCCGGACTGGTGGGAGGGGCGGCGGTTCGCGACTCCGATCTCCGCCTGGGCGGCCGGCAAGAAGAACGAGACGACCCGCGACATCCTCCAGCTGACCCTGCTCGGCCAGGTCGCCCAGGACGGTTCCCGCAAGGGGCTGGACGGGCGCGGCGTCATACCCGGCCACCTGTTGAGCCGCCCGACCTGGAAGCAGGGGGTGCAGGACCTCGTCGACACCATCAAGGTCCGGCACGTCTCCGGCGGCTGGTCGGTGCTGGGCTTCAAGAGCTTCGACCAGGGGCGCGGCGCCTTCGAGGGCACCGCCCAGCACGTCGTTTGGCTCGACGAGGAGCCGCCCATGGACGTCTACGGCGAGGTGCTGATCCGCACCGCCACGACGCGCGGCATCGTGATGATCACGTTCACCCCGCTCGAAGGCATGAGCGAGGTGGTGATGCAGTTCCTTCCTTCCGAGATGAGGCTCAGCGAGAAATGAACGACCTCCCCATCTACCAGTGCCACAAGCGGGTGCAGGCCGCCGAAATCCGTCAGATGGATGTCGCCAACGGAACCGTCCGGGTCTATTGGGAGTTGCTCCCCGGCGGCCCCGAGTACATGGCGCCGACCGTCGCCGTCCCCAACGGCTTCTTCGCCCGCTCCACGCCCGCGCTGGGCGACTACCTCGTGATCTACGACGACGGCTACATGAGCCACAGCCCGAAGGCTGCGTTCGAGGCGGGCTATCAACTGGCGCCTCCGGTTTCGCCGGGCTGCGGCAACCCCTGTGTTGCGCCGACGAGCGGCCTCGACTTCGGCGCCGCCATCGCCGCCCTGAAGGCGGGCAAGCGCGTGGCCCGCGCCGGCTGGAACGGTAAGGGGATGTGGCTGGCTCTCACGCCCGGTTCCTCGATTCCGGCCGAATTCGCCCGCAGCGGCGCATGCAAGGCCCAGGTCGAGGCGGAGGGTGTGAAGGAGGTGGCGATCCTCCCGCATATCGACATGCGCGCGGCCGACGGCAGCATCGTCATCGGCTGGCGAGCCAGCCAGACGGACATGCTCGCCGACGACTGGCTTTTGGTCGGTTGACAGGAGGCGCGCCCATGGAGTCCTTGCCCGCGCTTCGCCTGACCGAGCCGCGCCCGACTTTCCTCGGCGTGCCGGTCCCGTTCCGTTCCTTCCTGCTCGCCAGCACCACGCCCCTGTGGGCGGCGACCGTGTGCCGGGAGGGTTGACGCGATGCTCCACCTCGTCGCCTTCGCCCTGCTGCTCCTCCTGCTGGCCGTCGCCGTCCCGTTCCGCCGGATCCTCGCCTCGGGCTGGCTGGCGCAGCACGACCGCCGCCGCTCCAGCCAGACCATCGCCCGCATCCGCAAGAGCGGGTGGGTGGCGTTCTTCGCCGTGGGAGGCTGAGCATGTCCGTCAACATGAACCTCCAGTCCTGCCGCGACTGCGGCGCCCGGCCTGGCATGCCGCACTTTGACGGCTGTCCGCTGGATGGCGTGCTGCAAGCGGTCGCCCCGCTCCCGTCGCCGAGCGTGCCGCCGTTCTCCAGCACCACAGCGCAGCCGGCGCCGCCACCGCCCCCGCCGAAGTATGCCGTCGGCACTCCGCAGGCCGACGCCCTCCACCACGCCATCCGGCACATGGGGGGCTGAGGTCATGCCGGCGATCAGCGATTCCCGCTACCTCGTGCAGGCCGGCTGGGACGATGTGCCCCATCTCGACGCCGACACCAAGCGCGAACTGCTGGCCTCGACGCAGCCCTACCTGCGCGACGCCCGCTCCAAGGGCATTCCGTCGCTGGGGGCCGGCGCCATCTACCCGGTGCCGGAGAGCGAGGTGATGGTCGAGCCGTTCGTGCTGCCCGCCTACTGGCCGCGTGCCTATGGCCTCGATGTCGGCTGGAACCGCACCGCCGCCATTTGGGGCGCCCACGACACCAACACCGATACCGTCTATCTCTATGCCGAGCACTACCGGGGGCAGGCCGAGCCGTCCGTCCATGCCGCTGCCATCCGGGCGCGCGGCGACTGGGTGCCGGGCGCCATCGACCCCGCGTCGCGTGGCCGCTCCCAAGTGGACGGACAGCAGCTCCTCCAGAACTACCTCGACCTCGGGCTCAAGCTGACCAAGGCCGACAACGCGGTGGATGCCGGAATCGACGACGTCTGGATGCGGCTCGCCACCGGCCGGCTGAAGGTGTTCCGGACCTGCCTCAACTGGTTCGCGGAGTACCGGCTCTACCGCCGGGACGAGAAGGGCAAGATCGTCAAGGCCAACGATCACCTGATGGACACCACCCGCTACCTGATCCGCACCGGGCTGGGGCTGGCCAGCGTCACGCCCGCACATGCCCGCACCGCCATCGCCCATCAGTCCATCGGAGACGCCCATGCCGGGTATTGACATGCCCCTCGCCGACGCGATGGACGAGCAGCAGGCGCAGGCCGAGGCGGTGCAGGCCCAGATGCGCCTCCAGGAGCGCGCCCGCCAGATCGCCAACGACCTCGACCGCTTGGCGAAGGACGCCATCAGCAAGCGCGTCACCATCGAGGACCGCTGGTACGCCGATCTGCGCCAGTACCACGGCCGCTACGACGCGGCCACCGAGACGAAGCTGCGTCAGGGCGATCGCTCGCGCCTGTTCGTGAACCAGACGCGACCTAAGACGAACGCCTGGAAGGCTCGGCTTTCGGACCTGCTGTTTCCGACCGACGACCGGAACTGGGGCATCCAGCCGACGCCGGTGCCGGAGTTGTCCACCGCCGCCAAGACGCCGGAGGACCACCCCGATCCACAGCAGGCGGAGGCCGGCCAGCAAGCGCGCCGGATGCTGGAAGAGGCGCAGGCCCGCGCCGACGCCATGCAGTCGGAGATCGAGGACCAGCTGACCGAGAGCCGTTACGGCATCCACGCCCGCGAGGCCATCGATGACGCCTGCCAGCTTGGCACCGGGATCCTGAAGGGGCCGGTGGTGGACAGCCGCACGCGACGCAGTTGGGGCAAGGTGCCGGTAGGGGGGCCGGACGGACAGCCGCTGGCGGTCGATGCGCTGGTCGAGGTGCAGGACCCACGCCCGAAGTACACCCGCGTAGACCCGTGGCGCCTCTACCCCGATCCCAACGGCAACCGGGTGGAGGAGTGCGAGTATTTCTTCGAGCTGCACCTCCTCACGAAGACGGAACTGCGTCGGCTGGCCAAGAAACCGGGCTTCTCGGCTGACGCCATCCGTCGGTTGTTGCGCGAGGATTCCCGCGAAGCGCCGCCGCCTTGGATGGCGCAGTTGCGCTCCATCACCGACGGCGACCAAGCCTCGGTCGAGGGCAAGTTCACGGTGTGGGAATACAACGGCCCGCTGACGGCCGAGCAGTTGCGGTGCCTCTACATGGCGCGGGGCGACGCCGGAGCCGCGGCGGACTACGACGAGATCGACCCGCTCGACGAGGTGCAGGCCGTCGTGTGGTTCTGCCAGAACGAGGTCCTGAAGTTCGGGATCCACATCCTCGACAGCCAGGACCCAATCTATTCGGCATTCTGCTTCTCGCGCGACAAGGGCAGCTTCTGGGGGCACGGCGTGCCGTCGCTGATGCGGGACACCCAGGCGGCCATGAACGCCGCATGGCGCATGATGATGGACAACGCCGCCCTCTCGACCGGGCCGCAGATCGTCATCGACCGCAACAAGGTGGAGCCGGTCGACGGCAATTGGGATCTGAAGCCCCGCAAGGTCTGGTACGCCAAGACCGACAGCATCGGTCAGCAGGGCTTGCGGTCCGTCTTCGAGACCTACCCGATCGACAGCCGTCAGAGCGAGTTGCTGAACATCATCAAGATCGCCAAGGAGTTCGTCGATGACGAGGTCAGCTTGCCGCTGATCTCCCAGGGCGAGGCAGGCGCGCACCAGACGCAGACCGCGAACGGCATGTCGATGCTACAGAACGCGGCCAACGTCATCTTCCGCGACGCGGTGAAGGACTGGGACGACGAGGTCACGACGCCCAACATCCGTCGGCTCTACGACTGGAACATGCAGTTCAACCCGAAGGAGTCGATCAAAGGCGACTTCGAGGTCGACGCCCGCGGCACGTCGGTGCTGCTGGTCCGCGAGGCGCAAGCGCAGAACCTGATGGCCATGTGCCTACAGTTCACGGCGCACCCGGTGCTCGGGCCGCTGATGAAGCCGGTGCAACTGCTGCGCAAGACGGTGCAGGCGCACATGCTGTCGGCCGACGAGTTGGTCAAGACCGACGACGAGATCGCCAAGGAGCAGCAGGCCCAGCAGGAAGCGCAGGACCAACAGCAGGAGGACCCGCGCGCCGCCATCGAGATGCAGAAGATCCAGGCGGACATGCAGCGCGCCCAGCTCGACGCCCAGACCAAAATCCAGGTCGCCGAGATCAACCGCGAGACCGAACTCGTCAAGCTGGCGGCTCAGCAGAACCTCACCATCGAGCAGCTGCGCGCCAAGGTGCAGATGCAGGAGACCGACCAGGCGCACAAGGAGCGCATCTTCGCCGCCGAGGTCGGCTTCAAGGATCGGCAGTCAGCGAAGGAACTCGCCGCGCAGGCGTTGCCCGCACCGGCTTCCGCCCAACCGTCAGAGCCCGCCGCCGGCACGAGGTTCGCGCCGTGACCAGGATCGACCAGCATTCCGCCACATGGGCGGCCGTCACCGCATGGGCGGAACGTGAGCGCGCCTCCATCCGCGACCAGATCGACAGCCCGGCCACCTCGCACGACCACACCCAGGTGCTGCGCGGCCAGCTGGCCGCCATCGCCGACCTGCTCGCCCTCGCCGAGGAGCGCCCCGCCATTGCCATCACCCAGGAGACCTACGGGCTATGACGACGAACACCACCCCGCCGGCCGACGGGCAAGCGGCCACCACCACGGATGCGGCGGCCGACAGCTTCGAGGCGGCCTTCGCGGAGTTCGCCGGGGCCTCCAGCACGGGCACCGAAGCGGACGCTGGCGTGGCTGCTCAAGCCGACACCCCCGCCACGACCGACGGCGATTCGACCGGCGGCGAGCCGTCGCACGTCGGCGAGCGACCCGCCTCCACCGATGAGGTAGGCGCGCCCGAAAGAAATGAACCCGGAAGGGGTGGAAATGCCCCGGAAGGAGACCTATGGTCATCCGCAAGCGAGCAGCAGCGGGCCGCCTACGAGGCCGCCCAGGCACAGCTGAAGACGCTGGAACACGACAGCCGCTCCAACCGGGGCCGCGTCTCGTCCCTGCAGCGTGAACTCGACACCGTCAAATCCCAGTTGGCCGCCCTGCAAAAAGGGGCCGCCGGTTCGACGGGCCAGGACCAAGGCGCCACCGAGGCCGACATCCGCCGGCTGCAGGAGGAATACCCCGAGGTCGCACGCCCTGTCCTCAAAGAGCTTTCGTCGTTGCGGACGCAGCTCTCCGAAACGCAGGCGCGCCTCAACCAGCGGGACTCCACGGAGGCTCAACGGGAGCGGGAACAGGCCCTCGACCGCGAGGAACAGGCCCTGGCCCAGCAGCACCCGGACTGGGCGCAGGTGGCGGCTTCCTCCGCGTTCAGCGACTGGCTGAAAACCCAGCCCCGCTACGTGGTCGAGGCAATCCAGCGCAACGGAGAGGCCATCCAGGACGCGGCCGAGGCCGGCGACATCATCGCCCGCTTCAAGGCCCACCAAGGGGTGGCAGGCACAGCAACGGCGGCACAACCCGCGTCCGGAGCCATGGCAACGGGCGCACCCGCGAACCTCGCGGCCCGCCGGCAACGCCAGCTGGAGTCAGGGGCTGCGGTCACGAGCCGAGGCGCAGGCCCGGCCGGCGGACCGCCCGACGACTTCGAGGCAGCGTTCAACTACTTCGCCGGGAAGAAGGGTCGCTAACCGACAGGGCACCGCCCCATGGCCACCGGTCAGACCACCTACGGCGACATCAACCAGCGCACCGCCGCGTGGGCCGCCTCCGAAATGCTGAAGCACGCCGAGCCGGTCATCGTGCTCGGCAAGTTCGGCATGACGAAGCCCATGCCGAAGAACAAGGCCGACACGGTGAAATTCCGCCGGCCAATCCCCTTCCCGGCGGCGACCACGCCGCTGGTGGAGGGTGTCACCCCCAGCCCGCAGAAGATGGCCTACGAGGACGTCCCGGCGCAGCTGAAGCAGTACGGCAAGCCGACCGAGATCACCGACGTCGTCGATGACCTCGCCGAGGACCCGGTCCTCAAGGACGCCTCCATGCTGGCTGGCGAGCAGGCCGCTCTCACCGTCGAGATGGTGACCTACGGCGTGGTCAAGGCCGGCACCAGCGTCTTCTACGCCAACGGCTCCAGTCGCTCGGCCGTCAACACGCCGATCAGCCTGAACAAGCAGCGGGCTATCACCCGCTTCCTGAAGGCCCAGAAGGCGCAGAAGCTCACCTCCATCCTCGACGGCAGCCCGAACTACGGCACCAAGCCCATCGAGGCGAGCTATGTCGCGGTCGCCCACACCGACCTGGAGTCGGACATCCGCGGCATGGCCGGCTTCATTCCCGTCGCGGCCTACGGCAGCCGCAAGCCGGTGTGCCCGGAAGAGATCGGTTCCGTCGAGGATGTCCGCTACGTCCTGTCGCCCGAACTGTCCTCGTGGCCGAACGCCGGCGGCGCCGCCGGCTCGATGGTGACGACGAGCGGCACCAGCGCCGACGTCTACCCGGTGCTCTACCTGGGCAAGGAGGCGTTCGGAACCGTCCCCCTCAAGGGCGCCGGCGCCATCACCCCGATGGTCCTGAACCCCGGCAAGCCGGACAAGTCCGATCCCATGGGGCAGCGCGGCTACGTCAGCTGGAAGACCTACTTCACCGCCGTCATCCTGAATCAGAACTGGATGGCGCGCCTCGAAGTCAGCGTCACCGCCCTCTAACCGGCTCGACACGGGCCGGCTCGCTCCGGCCCGTCGCTCCCCCTCGCGACGAAAGACCATCCCATGGCCAGCAACATCCGCACCGGCACCGTCAACGGCACCGGCGCCGCCATCAACGTCAGCCTCGGCTGGCAGCCCGACTACGTGAAGGTGATGAACATCGCCGACGCGGGGGCGCTCGACGCCATCATCGAGTGGACCGTCGACATGCCCGCCGCCGCCGGCATGAAGTACCTGCGCATCGTCGACAACGCCACCACCACCAACAAGAGCCACGCCTACGTGACCTCCGGCGGCATCAGCGCCTACGCCGGGAGCGCCTCGGCGGCCGAGGGCTTCACCATCGGCACCGACACCGACCTCAACGCGTCCGGCGAGAAGATCGTCTGGATCGCGATGCGCAGCCCGCGCGGCTGATCCTCCGGGCCGCTCTGGCGGCCCACCCCTTCGCACCGCCTGGAGCACCGCCCGTGTCCAAGGACATCACCGTCAAGATCGCCACCGCCACCGTTGAACAGCTCCGCTACCACGCAGGTGTGGTGCTGGGGCTGGATCTCGGTCCGAACCCCAACATCAAGGCTGAGACCCTGCGCGCCAAGATCTCGAGCGCCGGATATGGCCGCGACGAGATCGTCGTGCCCGACAGCCTGGGCGATGCGGGCGAAACCCCCGCCGCCGATCAGGTGCCGGCCCATGCGGTCGATCCCGGCAGCTACCAGCGTGGTCCGCGCGCCCAGATCCTCATCGAGCGTCAGGAAGGGCCCGGCGGCGACCGCGGCGTGTTCGTCGCCGTCAACGGCAAATCGATCATCATCCCACGCGGCAAGCCCTGCGACGTCGGCGTGCCCTACGTCGAGGCCCTCCAGAACGCCGTCCAAACCGTCTACGACATGGACGACGAGGGCAACATCAGCTCGCGCGACGTTCCGCTCTACCCGATGCGCGTCCTGTCCATGCCGGCGGCGGCCTGATCGGAGCGCCGGACCATGGCCACCTTCCTCGAACTCTGCCAGATGGTCGCGCGTGACAGCGGCACCGTCTCCGGCGCGCAGCCGACCAGCGTGACCGGGCAGACGGGCCGGCTGGCGAAGATCGTCAGCTTCGTGTCGCAGGCGTGGACCGACATCCAGAACAGCCGCAGCGCGTGGGAATGGATGCGGGCGGAGTTCGAGGGCGTGACCATCGCCGGCACCGGCGAATACACGCCGGCCGCCTGGAACATCGCCGACCTCGCCGAGTGGATCGTCGAGCCCGGCTCGATCACGATCTACGACCAAGCCGTCGGCCCGGCCGATGAGGGCGAGATCGAGGTCATCGGCTGGCAGTATTACCGCCGCCTCTACGGCCGGGGCGTCCAGACCGCCATGCGTCCCATCGCCTGCGCCATCAAGCCCAACGGGTCGCTGCTGCTCGGCCCGGTACCGGATGGCGTCTACGTCGTGCGCGGCGAATACCGGACCGTGCCGCAGGTTCTGGCCGCCAACGGCGACGTGCCGACCCTGCCGGCCCGCTTCCATGAGGCGATCAAATGGCGCGCCCTCCAACTGCTGGCCGAGCACGACGAGGCGCCCACCGCCATGACGACCGCCGCTGTGAACTACGCGCGCGTGCTGGCCGCCCTGGAGCGCGACCAACTGCCCCAGGTCACCATCGGCGGAGGGCCGCTCGCGTGAGCCAGACCACCGCGCACTTCTCGACCGTCGGCGGCCTCGACCTCGTGACCCCCGCCATCAAGCGCGACCCCGGCGCCGCGATCGGCGGCGTGAACTACGAGCCGCGCCTGGAGGGCTACACCCGCGTCGCCGGCCATGAGCGTGTCGACGGGCGCCCGCTCGCCTCCACGGCCTCCTACTGGGTGCTGCCTTTCACCACCGGCGCCGGCGCCATCACCGAAGGGCAGACCGTCACTGGCGCCGCCAGCGGCGCCACGGGAGAGGCGCTGATCGCCGCTGTGATCGAGAGCGGCACCTATGGCGCCGGCAGCGCCGCCGGCTATCTGGTGCTGACCGCTGTGACCGGGACGTTCCAGAATGGCGAGGCGCTGAAGGTCGGCGGCGTGACCAAGGCGACCGCCGCCGACACCGCGACCGAGCGCGGCGCCACGAACGACCCCGACGACCAGGCGTGGCTGCGCGACGCCGTCGAGACGCAGCGGGCCAAAATCGGGGACGTGCCTGGTTCCGGCCCGATCCGGGGCGTCTGGGGCTACGGCGGCAACCTCTACGCCTTCCGGAACAACGCAGGCGGCACAGCCTGCGTCATGCACAAGGCGACGGCCGCCGGCTGGGTGGCGCAGGCGCTGGGCAGCCGCGTGAAGTTCACGGATGGGACGGGCCTCATCACCGAGGGCCAGACGGTCGCGGGTGGGACCTCCGGCGCGACCGGCGTCGTTACGCGTGTCGTGGTGCGCGAGGGCGATTGGACTGCGGGCAACGAGGCGGTCGGCCAGCTGGTGTTCGCCACCATCTCCGGCGCCTTCCTCAACGGCGAGGAGCTGCGCGTCGGCGGCGTGAAGAAGGCCGTGGCCGATGGCGCCTCGTCGACGATCACGCTGCTGCCCGGCGGCCGCTTCGAATTCACGACCTACAACTTCACCGGCCTCGCTGGCGCCGCCCGCATGTACGGCTGCGACGGCGTCAACCCGGCCTTCGAATGGGATGGCGTGGTCTTCGCGCTGATCCTGACCGGCATGACGGCGGACATGCCCCGCCACATCGCCGCCCATTCCAACTACCTGTTTCTCGCCTTCGACGCCTCGCTCCAGTTCAGCGGGCTGGGCTCGCCCTACGAGTGGTCGGTGCTGGCCGGCGCAGGTGAGCTGTCGATCGGCGAAGCCATCACCGGCTTGGTCGCGGGCTACGCCGGTACGCTGGTCGCCTTCGGCCGCAACCGCATCGGCATCCTCTACGGCACGGTGTTCGGTGGCGGCACGAGCGCTGACGGCGACCTGAAGATCATCACGGAGGAGGCCGGTGCGGTCGAGTGGTCGGTGCAGGCCATGGCGCAGCCGATCTTCCTGGATGACCGAGGGGTGCGCAACCTCGCCAGCGTCCAGGAGTTCGGCGATTTCCAGGCCGGCACCCTGTCGCGTCTGATCAAGCCCTACCTCGACGCCAAGCGCCGGGCTGGCGCCACGGTGGTGTCCAGCCTGCGCGTGCGCGACCTCAACCAGTACCGGCTCTTCTGGTCGGACGGGACCGGGCTGGTGATGGATCTCAGCGGCACCGGCCCGGCCTTCATGCCGCTCGCCCTTGGCCGCGTCGTTCGCTGCGCTGTGTCGGTCGAGGGCGCGGACGGGGCCGAGCAGCTGTATTTCGGCTCCGACGGCGGCTTCGTCTACCGGCTCGACAGCGGCACCAGTTTCGACGGCCAGCCGGTCGAGGCCTATGTGCGCCTCGCCTTCAACCACCTCGGATCGCCGACGCTCAACAAGCGCTTCCACAAGGCGACGGTGGAGATCACGGCCGCCCCGAACACGACGCTCTACGCCTCGGCTGACTTCGATTACGGCAATCCCGATCTGCCGTCCGCCGCCGAGCAGGGCTTCGACGTCGCCGGCCGCGGTGGCTTCTGGAATGAAGCCGCCTGGAACGAATTCTACTGGTCCGCTCCAGTGGAGGGGCTTGCCGAGGCGTACATCGACGGCTCCGGCACGAGCATCTCACTGGCGATCGGCACCGAGGCGACGCACGAGGATCCGCACACCATCCACGGCCTGACCTTGCACACCTCAGCGCGGGGCCTGAAGCGATGACCAACGGCTTCTTCAACCACGACAATCCGGAATCGCGCCGCACGCTGGCGCGGGCTGAGAGCATCAACGCCACCTTTCAGGCGGTTCAGGACGGCTTCGACAAGCTCCCGACCGAGGATCAGCTGAAGCAGGGGCGCGCGACCTACGGCACCGACAGCGGCGCCGCGAACGCCTACGTCGTCACGCTGCCCTACGCGCCTGCCGCCTACACCGAGGGCATGGAGATCGTCTTCCGGCCGTTGGCTGCGAACACAGGCGGGCCGTGTACGGTCAATATCGTCGGCGTGTCCGGGCTGCTGGGCGTGAAGAGCATCAAGCGGCAGAACGGGGACTCGCCGCTGGCTCTCGATCTGGTCGCCGGAGGCCCGACCACGCTGCGCTACGACGGCACCACGTTCCGGCTGGCAGGCATCCAGGGCGGCGACATCGTGGCGGCAGCGAGCAGCGCGGCGGCGGCCCTGGCCTCAGAGCAGGCGGCAGCCGGATCAGCGGGCGCGGCGGCGGGCAGCGCCGGTGCTGCCGCGTTGAGCGCCGGAGCGGCGGCGGGATCGGCCGGCGCTGCTGCCGGCAGCGCCGGAGCGGCATCTTCCTCGGCGGGCGCGGCGGCGGGCAGCGCCACCGCAGCCGCCAACAGTGCGGTCCTCGCCGACCAGAACGCGTCGGCAGCCGGTGGCGCCGCCCCGTCCGCGCGCTTGTCCTGGGACGCTGGGACGTCGGCCACCGATCCCGGCGCCGGCAAGGTCCGCGTCAACAGCGCCACGCTCGCCAGCGTCACCGCTCTCCACATCTCCGAGACCGACGCCGCCGGCGCCAACCTCGCCGCCGTCTTCGCCTCATGGACCGCGTCGACGAACGCGATCAAGGGGCGGCTGCGCATCGCCCATCGCCTGAACCTGACCGTCTGGCTCGAAGCCGACGTCACCGCCGCGACCGACAACGGCGCGTGGTGGACGTTGACGCTCGCCAACCCGACCGGCCCCGGCGGGCTCGTCGCCGCCGATGTCGTGGCCGTGTCGGTCGCGCGCGCGGGCAACGTCGGTGCCGACGGGTTGTTCACCGCCGCCACCGGCGCCGAGGCCGCCACCGGCACCAGCACCACCAAGGCCGTAACACCGGCAGCCCTTGCCGGCTGGCTCCCGAACCTGACCGAGCTGACCGCGCTGAACATCGATCGGGAGGCGGACCGAATCCCCCTCTACGATGCGTCCGGCGCCGTGGTCCGGTGGGTGCGGCCCTCCAGCCTCGGTGGCCTCCGCTTCGCGGGGGTGGTGACGAAGGCGTCGGCCTACACCGTCACCACCGCCGATGCCGGCGTACTCATCCTGGCGTCCGGGACCTGGACCCTCGCGCTGCCTGCCGCCGCGAGTGCCGGCAATGGGTTCTCGATCCTGCTCAAGAACACGTCGTCGGGCACGATCACGGTTGATCCGGCGGGCAGCGAGACCGTCAACGGCAGCGCGACGATAGCGGTCCCGCATGGGGCATCGGCGATCCTCGTTTGCGACGGCGCGGGATGGCAGGCCATCGGTATCCCCGCTACGGATGGTAGCTGGACTTGGGACCCGACACAGATCGGGACCGGCTTGACGCTATCGTCTGCCAATACCGTTGTTTCTACAACAAGTTATGGCTCCGCTCTTGGCAACACCGCCATCACCGGCCTCAAGTATTTCGAGCTGACGGCGCTTGATGCGGGGGCCGGACAAAGGATTGCTGGCGTGTGTGTTGCTGGCGCGGCCCTGACGAATACAGCATTCATCGGAAACGCGCGGGGTTACGGGTACAACAGCAACGGCACCAAAGCGAACAGCGCGTCAGGAAACTCATTCGGCGCAACGTATACAACCGGTGACGTTATGGGGTTTGCAGTCAACACCAACACGCTCGGCATTTGGGCTGCAAAGAACAATGTGTGGCAAGGCGGTGGCGATCCTGTAACGGGGGCAAATCCCATGTTCACGCTGTCGCCCGGCGTCTATTACCCGGCCGGTTACATGGACGGCACAAGCGGTGCCCAATCCTGGAAAATCAATGCCGGGTTGATCTACGCGCCGCCCGCCGGCTTTACGCCGCTTTGAGGTGACTTCTCCCATGGAAATCTTCGAGAAAATCCGGACCTTCGACGCGGCCACGCACCGGCAGGCTGCCGCCTACACCGACACGCCGGACACGGACAACAACCGGGTCGTCCGCGTGTGGGCCATCGAGCCGATCCCGCCTGAGGAAATCGCCGCCGCGCTCGCGACTGCTCGTGCTGCCGCCGTGCTCGCCAACAACGCCGCCGCCGGCCGGGCGCGCGAGGCCTACCTGACCGCCGTGCCGGGACAGGCGACGACCTACGCCGCCAAGCAGGCGGAGATGATGCGCTGGGTCGTCTCGGGCCGCCTGGCCGACGTGACCGCCGATGCCTACCCGTGGGCTGGCGACCGGGCGCAACTGCGCGCCGTTACCGTCGCCGAGGTGCTGGCGGAGTGGGAAGCCGTTACCGCCGCCTGGGAGACGGTAGGCCGCCAAATCGAGGCCGAGCGCGAGCGCGTCAACCTCGCCATCGAGGTGGCCAGCGACATGCCGGCGATACAGGCGGCGCGGGACAGCGCGGACTACCCGTCGCCCGATCCGTCCTGACCCAACACCTACCCGCACACCCCGTTCGCAGATCTCCATGCGGAGTCCATCATGTTCGATCATCCCACCGACAACGCTGCCGCCGCAGTCACCCTCACCGCACCCGGCTGGGCTACCTTGCTCGCCGACGTCAACGCGGTGCTGACCACCACGTCGCTGCTGCTCGGCATCGCCTTCCTGCTGTGGCGGTGGCACCGCGCGAACCGCACGGGAGTCGACCAATGACCAGCCCCGTATGCGCCGCTGCCGTCGATCTGGTGAAGCATTTCGAGGGGCTTTACCTGACCGCCTACCGCTGCCCGGCCGGGGTGCCGACCATCGGCTTCGGTCACACCGCCGGCGTTACCGAGGCGGACATCGGACGGCGCCGGATCACCGCCGCCCAGGCGGACGCCTTCCTGTCCGCCGACCTGACCGCCGCCGCCGGACAGGTGGATGGGTTGGCCAGGGTGGCCCTGACTCCCGATCAGCGCGGCGCGCTCGCCTCCTTCGTGTTCAACCTCGGGGGCGGCAGCCTCGCCAGCTCGACACTGCTCCGGCTGCTGAACGCGGGCGACTACCAGGGGGCCGCCGGCCAGTTCGGCCGCTGGGTCTACGCCACCGTCGACGGCGTGCCGACGCAACTGCCGGGCCTCGTCAGTCGTCGCGCGGCCGAGGCGGCGCTGTTTCGGTCGGTCACCATCCCGGCCGTCCCAACCCCGCCGCTGGCTATGCCGCAGATGGGCCTCGCTCCGGCTGGGGCCGAGCGGAATCGGGTGCGTACCATACAGCGGATCGTCGGCGCCAAAGTGGACGGCATCTACGGTCCGGCCACCCACGCCGCCGTGGCGCGGTGGCAGGCCGTCCACTTCCTCAAGGCCGATGGGATCGTCGGGCCGAAGACGGCTGCGGCCATGGGCATTTCCTGAAACGGAGGGCACTCATATGAACCTCGCCACCATCAAGCGCGGCGGCATGCTCGCCGGTAAGAAGCGGTACCTGTTGCTGGCGGCGGTCCTCGTCGGGCCAGTCATCAGCTACCTGACCGGCGACCTCGACCTGCAAGGCCTGCTCGTGGCGACGTTGCAGGCGCTCGCCGGCTCTGCCCTGAACTGAGGAGGGCCACCCCATGGCCTACAGCCCAGCGAACGGCGGTGGCGCCACCTGGACGCCCGAGGACGACAAGGTTGATGCCGAGGTCTCCCGGATCACGTCCAAAGGTGGCCCGCTCATGCAGCAGGCCAAGACCGACGGGCTGGCGACGGCCCAGCGGCGCGGCCTGTTGAACAGCTCGATGGCGGTCGGCTCCAGCCAGGCAGCGGTGCTCAATGCCGCCCTGCCGATGGCCGCCCAGAACGCGGCGCAGACTGCGCAGAAGAACCTTTCGACGCAGGAATACGGCCAGAGCCGGGGGCTCCAGGAACAAAAATTCGGCTACGACAAGGACCTATCCTACCAGGACTTCCAGCAGAAATCGAACCTGTCCGACCAGGATTTTCGCCAGAACTCCTACCTGTCCAATCAGGGCTACCAGCAGAGCCGGGGCCTGCAAGAGCAGAAATACGGCTATGATTCCGCCCTCTCCACCCAGGACGCCACCCAGAAGGCGGGGCTCACGCAGCTCCAAGGCCAGTGGGATTCGCGCCTCCAGGGCGAGAAGGCGGCGACGGACGCGGCGCTGTCGGATCAGGATTTCCGCCAGAAACTCGGGTTGCTGAACGTTGACAACGCGTCGAAGGAGAAGATCGCCTCCTGGAACGTCTCGCAGTACGAGAAGGAGCGCGCGATGTCGGCGCTTACGGCCATGGAGCAACTTTACTCCAGCCAATTCAACGCCCTCGCCAACAACACCGAACTGCCGGCCGAGGCGCGCAACCTGTACCTCGGCCACATCGCCAGCCTGCGCGAGAGCAGCCTCAATCTGGTCGAGCAGATGTACGGGATCGACCTCAACTGGGCGTCTCCGGCCGCCCCAGCCTCACAGGTGTAAGCCATGGCGGACGAACGAGGGAGGGTGTCCCGGCAGGGTTTGCTGGTTGCAGAGCAGGCCGGGCGCGGCGGCGATCGTGTGCTCGGGCATCTGACTCCGGGCGAACTGGTGGTGCCGAAGTCCTGCCAGTCGCCGGAGCTGATGGAGGCGTTCGCCAAGGCCGCGCATGAGCGGGGACTCAACCCGAACCGCTTCATCGTCGGTTCGGAGGAGGCCAGCCGCAACCCCAAGACGGGTTTGGAGGAGTTCCTCGAAGGGGAGAGCGGCGGCGTGGGCGACACGGGCGGAGGTGGCGCGAGCGGCAGCTCCTCGTCAGGGTCGAGCGGGAGTGCTTCTCCGGGAAGCAACTCGAACGGCGCCGGCCCCATGGGCGGCGAGAACGCAGCGCATGGCCAGAACCAGTCATCGACGGCCGCTCGCGACGCGGCCTATGGCGCCGACGGCACAACAGACGGCGGCGGAGGATTCTTCTCGGATCCAATGGGGGTTCTTGAAGGAAGGCTTGCTGTGGACGGAAAGAATCCTGGGGCACTTGGCCTTGGCGTTGGCTTGCTCGGCGGACCGGTTGGGCTCGGGGTGAGCTATGGGCGCGAAGCGGCCGAGGCGATTGGCGGCATGATTGACCGGGGTTTGGCGTCCATCGGGCTCGACAGCACGGACAAGGGCTTCTCCGGTCCTGGCGATCCAGCCGGAACGACCGCTGGCGCCGGGCGGCTCGCTCCATCCACTGAGATCCGTCTACGCGCTCGCCGCGGCCTACTGCCGTCACGGAGGTCCTAGTGATCCGTCCCGCCAAGTTTGTGGATATCCTCCGCCTCGCTGAGCTGGCCGTCGAGATGCACGCGCGCAGCGTCTACGCCGATCGTGCGACGCTGGAGATCGACCGCTTCAAGAAACTGTGCGTCCCGGCCATCCAGAACCACGGCAAGGGCTCGTGCCTGTTCGTCGCCGAGACCGGCGGCCGGGTCGAAGGCTTCATCGTCGGCGTGATTGACCGGCTCTATGGCATCAGCCGGGAATTCTATGCCACCGACCTCTTCTTCTACGCCAGTCCAGCCGCCGATGTGCGCGCCGCCTCTCGGCTCGCCGACGCCTTTCTCGGCTGGGCGGAGGCGGTGCCGAGCGTGATCGAGGTGCGGCCGGGCGTGTCCGGCGCCATGGAGGCGTGGGGCCGGGCCGGGAAGCTCTGGGAACGCAAGGGATTGCGCCTCGACGGCGCCATGTATGTCAGGAGGCTCGGATGAGCGGTGTGGTGAAGGGTGTCGGCAAGGTGTTCAAGAAGGTCGCGTCCGGCGCGTCGAAGATCCTGCCGGTGGCGCTCGCCGCCGGTGCCGTGATGTTCACGGCCGGGAACGCGCTGGGCGTCACGTCGAGTTGGGGTGATGCGGTCAAGAGCGTGACCGACAGCCTGGGGGCGGGCAGCACGCTGTCGAACGTCCTCAGCGGGGCGATCACGAACGCTGGGTATGGGGCGGTTGCCGGGGCCGCCACCAGTGCGCTATCCGGCGGCAGCGCGATGCAGGGCGCGCAGTATGGCGCGGCGGCCGGCGCAGTGCTGGGCGGGGCCAAGGGAGCCTACGACAGCTACGCCGGAACCTCGCCCACCACGGCCGCGACCGAGGGCGGCGGGGGCGCAGCGACCGATGCGCGGGTGGACGCCAGCCCGCCGGCCAGCGACGCAGCGCAGGGCGGCGGCGGCAGCCTGATGCGCACCAACCAGCCGGGCTCGACCGCGACCTCCGCAGCCTCGCCCAGCAACGCCGCCACCGGCGCACCGTCCAGCACTACCTCGGCGGCGGCGAACCCCGGCGTCCTCGACAAGGGTGGTTGGGTCGAGCGCAACGGAACGCTGGTCGGCAACACCCTGACCGGTCTCGGCAAGGGGCTGCTGGCCGCCGACGGCGACGCCCAGGTGAAGGTGCTCCAGCAGCGGTCGGAGATCGTCCGCAACAACTACGGCGCCCCGCGCACTGGGCTTCTGACCGCCAGCAACGCGCAGCAGGCTTCTGCCGCCCAGGCGCCCGGCATGACGCCGCAGCAGCGGTTCAGCCAGGCCGGCGTGATGGGGCAATACGTCTACGACCCTGCCACCGGCCGCTACACGCTGGTGCAGCAGCAGGCTACGGCCTGAGGAGAAACATATGGCAGGACTTCTCAGTGCCCAGCAGGCGCAAGCCGCCCCGTCCGGTCCGCAGCGGCCTCCCGCCGGGGTGTCGGCCGGGACGCCTTCCGCCGGTGGATCGCTGCAACAGCAGGGCGCTTCCGATCAGGGCGGCGCGCAGTACGACCAGCCCAACGTCACGCCCGAGGAGCAGGCGCAGTACGACCAGTTCATCGATCGGGCGTTCCGGCTCATTTACGATCAGAAGAGCTTCCCGACGATCTTGAAGCGCTTGACCGCCACGCCCGATCCGGTCGAAGGGCTGGCGGCCGTCGTCGTGATGGTGGTGACCCGGCTGCGCGACTCCGCCAAGCAGCAGGGCGTCGAGATCAGCCCGGACGTGCTCTATCACGGCGGCGCCGAGCTGCTGGAGGACGTCGCCGACACCGCGGCAAAGGCTGGCATCTACCAGTACACCCCGGAGGAGATGGAGAAGGCTCTGTATCGCGCCCTCGACCTCTACCGGACGATGGAGCGGCGCGGCGGTGGCGACCCGAGGCCCTACCAGCAGGACTGGGATGCGCTCATGCAGGCCGACCAGCAGGGGCGGCTGGGCGAGATGCTGCCGCAGCTCGGGCAGGGCGGGCAGCCGCCGGCCAACCAAGCACCGCCGTCGCGCGGGCTCCTGCGTCAGCCGCAGCAGGGAGGGATGTGAGATGGCGGGCTTGTTGAGCGCGCTCGGCGGCACGTTGGCCGGCATCGGGCAGGGCATGACCGATCAGGCGGCCGAGGACGGGAAGGCCAAGCGCGAGGCGCGGCTGATGGAGTTGCAGCACGGCTATCGCATGACGGAGATGGGCGCGCAGCAGCAGTTCCAGGCCGGCGAAGCCCAGAAGGGACGCGACTTTCAAGCGGGGCAGTCCGACCTCGACCGCAAGTTCCGAACGGGTGAGCGCGAGGCGTCGCAGACCTTCCAGGCAAGCGAAAGCGAGAAGTCGCGAGGGTTTCAGGCGGGGCAAGCCGGCGCCGACCGGGCGTTTCGCGCGGGGGAAGCGCAGAGGGGCCGCGACTGGGAGCGCGAGCGTCTGGGCATCGCCAACGAACAACAGACTCAGCGCGACGAGCGGCAGTTCAGTCGGGAATTGGAGAAGATCGACCGCACAGCCGACGCCAAGGCGCGGGCGCGCCGGGACCTCTACGGCGACACCTCTGGCCTCAACGCCGACGATCAGCGCCAGTTCAAGGCGCTCGACGGGCTGTATGGCGACGATCCGGAGAAGATGCGGCAGGCCCTGGCGGCGTCCGGTAACCCCCGTCTGGCGGCGTTGGCGCAGGGTGGTGGGCAGGGTGGCTCCGGATCGAGCGCAGCGAAAAAGGCCCAGATGAGCGCCGATGACAAGCGGGTCTATGACTCGGTCGTGGAGCGCTACACGGATCCGATGTTGAAAAAGACCGACTGGGGCGCCGTCGGTCGCGACCTTCAGGCTGGGGGGCGTGACGATTTGGCCGCCTTCGCGTTCGGCTCGCCTGATCCGCAGGGCTGGGAGCGGCTGGAGATTCCGAAGGATCTGCGGCCTCCGGCGCGCGGCGGCAGTGGGGGTGGCTCGCCCGCCAACCGCGCCCAGACGGGGAATGTCGGCAGCCCGGTGGTGCAGCCATCATCCGCCGGTCAGCCGGCCGGCAATCCCCCATCCGGTAAGGGGACCCAGGCGGAACCGTTCCAGGCCGCGTCGCAAGCCGATATCGAGTGGTTCAAAAACTTGGCGCCGAAGGGTGCCGTGATCGTCGTCAACGGCAAGCCCTACGTGAAGTGAGATCGGCATGAATTTCGACGTCTCCGGCCTGACGCCGCTCGACACCATCGGCCTGCGCCCGGCTGGCGGTGATGCTCTCGACGTGTCCGGGCTGACCCCGCTGGACGCCTCGGGCCTCACGCCCATGGAGGAGCCACAGCGAGCGCAGCAGCCTGCCGGCCCGGCCGGCGGCGAGGAGGCGTGGAAGAACACCTCCCTCATCGACAAGGCGCTGAACCCGCTGACTGCTGGCGCGCTCAGCCTGAAGCAGGGCGCCGCCGGTCTCGGCGCCGACCTGTCGGGCCGATCGCTGGCCGTGATGGACCGGGTAGACCGCGGCGAAACTGTCCCCGACATGGAGGACCCAGTCGGCTACCAGCACATGGCGCCCGAACAGCGCGCGGCGGCACGGCGTCAGGCCGAAGCGGAGATCGGGCAATCCGCCGGCATGGCGGTGGAGACCGGACGGCGGATCGCCGACATTCCGCAGAACCCGGCGGCGCAGCGCATGATGGGCGCCAAGACCTGGGGCGATGCGGGGCGGGCGTTCTGGAGCGACCCGTTGGGCGTCATTACCTCGGTCGGCCTGCAATCGCTCCCGGCGACCGTTCCCGCGTTGCTGGCCGGGGCCGTCGGCGGGCCGGTGGCGGGCGGCGTCGCCATGGGCGCGTCGTCGGCAGGCACCGAATACCTCTCCTCCGTGCTGGAGGGGCTGGCCAACGAGGGCGTGGACACCAACAACGAAGCCGCTCTCGCGCAGGCGTTCCGCAATCCGGAGCTGATGGCGCGTGTCCGGGATCACGCCGCGACCCGTGCGGGCATCATCGGCACCGTCGATGGCGCCACCATGGGGCTTGCTGGCAAGACGCTGGTGCCGCAGGCGGTGCGGGGCCGCTTGGCGCGCGAGGCTCTGAACGTCCCGGCGCAGATCGCCGCGCAGGGGGCTGCCGGCGGCGCGGCCGAGGCGGGAGCCCAGATCGCCACCGAAGGCCGCATCACCGAACCCGGCCAAGTGCTGGGCGAGGTGGTCGGCGAGGCGTTCGGCGCGCCGGCGGAGGTGCTGGCGCTGCGCCATGCGGCCCGCCCGCCGGTCGACATCGCCCCGCCCAACGTTACCCCGGCCGACATCGCATCACCCATCCCCACGGACCTGATCTCCTCGGGCCGCGCCATCGTCGACGACCTGCTGGCGCCCAAGCCGGTCGGCGCCGAGAACGTCGCTGATCTGCCACAAGGGGCGGTTCCGGCGGAGGTGCTGCTCGGACAGGTGGAAGCGGCCGAGGCCCCTGCGCCCCTGCCACCGCCGGTCGAGGCGGCGCCCGCTCTGCCCGCTGCGGAGACGACGATTGCGCCCGAGCCTGCCACCCTGGATGTCTCCGGCCTGACGCCGCTGGAGCCGGGCGCCGCCCCGCTCTCGGTTGACGGGCCGGTGCCGCTGGGGGAAGCGCGGGCGCTCCCGCAAGCGGATGCCCAAAATCCCGAACTCGGGTCAAGCGCAATGCCGGAAACGGCTGTGTCGATTTTCCCGCCCTCGTTGGAGGCGGCGGAAATGAACACGCCCTCCACAGCGCCCGCCGCGCCGGCCCTCGATGTGACCGGGCTACGGGAGCTGGAGCAACAGGATGGGCGGGATGGATTTCCCGGCGCAACCCTGTCGGCGGCCGATATGGGAATTCCCATATCGGAACAGGATCAACAGGTTGCGTCGCAAGGTATGGACAGCCTGTCCACCCCCATGCAGCAGGATGGCGGCGCCGCCCCGCCCATCCTGACGAAGAACGGAAAGCCGTTCTCCACCGAGAAGGCGGCGGCGCTCGCGGCCCGGCAGCGGCCGGACCTCAAGGGGCGAGCGCTGGAGCCGGTGCGGGTCGAGGATGGGTGGGGGTTGCGGACAGTGGACCAGCCCGCCGCGCCGCAGCCAAATGTCGCCCAGCCCGAAGCCCAGGCGCAGCAAGGCTCTCAAGGCGCTGTGGACGAGATCACGCCGCCGACACCGGAAGTCGTCCAGCCGCCCGCCGCTCCACGCGACCTCGGCCAGCTGCTCCCGCCCCGGCAAACCCGCATCAACGACGCGGCCCGTTCGCCGGCCTTGCTGGAGGCATCGATCCGACGCGCCGACGAGACGCGCAACCGCGCTCGCCAGACGCCGGAGCAGCGCAGAGCGTCGGAAGCCGCCAAGGCCGATACCCTTCGGCAGTTCGATGAGGCCGCCGCGTCCGGCGTGCCCGACTGGAAGGCTCGCTCCAACGCCGAGCGGAACGCCCGGTCAGGGGCGGTGCGCCCGAAGGAATGGGAGCGGGGGTATTACTCGACCCAGGAGATGGAATACCGCACCGGCTGGAACGATGCCTTGGCCGGCCGGCCGTCTATCGACCCCGAGTTTCCGGCCGCCTACCGGGCTGGCGTGCTGGAGGCGCGCGCCTGGCTGGAGGAGAACCCGCGCCCGGATGGCGACGAGACCATCGACATCACGGCGCGCACCTCGCGGGGCCAGGAGACCCGCTACAACCTGCCGGCGGACGCCGACACCATCCGCACGGTGCGTGGCAATATCGAGAAGCTCCCGGCGGACCGCTTCTCCATCGAGCGGGACGACAGCGGCTTCGTTCGCGCGCCCGACGGCTCCCCTAATTTCGGCGAGATCGGCGCGGATGCTGCTACAGCCATTGGCCGACAGCCCGGTGCGATCCGCCTTCGGGAAGGCGACGCAGCCTCCGGCCTCGCCCACATCCGCGCAGGCCACACGGAAGACGCCCGGCAGCGCGGCTATGATTCGGTCGAGGCGATGATCGCCGACGTCGCTCGGAACTACGACGAGATCCATAAGGGGAAAGGGCGCGCGCTCATCCTCGTAAAGCGCGACGGGCGGCGGTCGGGCGCAACGTGGATTCAGCTTGAGCCGTCAGCCAACGGCGATTTCTACGACGTGAAGACGGCGACGCCGACTCGTATGGACTTCATGGGGAAGCAAGAGCCGGCCTGGAGGCGTTCTGCACGGCGAGACGCCACGGGCTCGAACGGTGGGGTTGCCACCTCGCCCGCCCCCTTCAGCGCAAGGGCCCAGGCCGGTGAGCCCAATGTGGCACCGGAGCGGCGGGACGGCAAGAGCGAGGCCGATTCCTTCCGCCTCGCGCCCGAGTTCGAGCAGGCGCTCCCAACCATCGAGGCGGACCTCCGGGCCCGTCTCCAGCGCTACGGCATCGCCGACCGCGTCGGCCTGCGGCTGGTGGACGCGATCCGCAACCGACTGACTGGGGAGCCCCTGCCCCCCGTCATCATCGACGGGAGGCGCTTCGATGCCAAGGGCCGCTACCTCTACGACCGCCGGATCATCGAGGTGGCGCTCGGGGCGGAAAACCGCACCTTCACCTTCGATCACGAGGTGATCCACGCCCTGCGCGATCTGGAACTGATCCGGCCGTTGGAGTGGCGGGCGCTGCAACGGGAGGTGCTTCAGGACAACAAGCGGATGGCTGGGGTGCGCGAACGCTACCCGGAGTATGGCCGCATCGGCGATCGACCCGAGCGCACCGACCGCATCGTTGAGGAGGCCGTCGCCGACCTGTTCGCCGAGTGGCAGGCCGGCCGTGTCCAGGCCAAGGGCTTTGTCCGCGTCACCCTGGAGCGCATCCGCGACTTCCTGCGCGCCGTCGGGCAGGCGCTGCGCGGCGAAGGGTTCCGGACCGTCGACAGCGTGTTCCGGGCCATCGACCGGGGCGCGATCGGGCGGCGCGGCGCCGAGGGCGAGGCGGCAACCAGCGGCCTGGCCGAAGCCCACCACGCGCAGATGCAGCCGCGCGACCAGCAGGGGCGGTTCATCCCCGGCGCGCCGGAGGACCGCTTCTCGTTGGAGGATCCGGCAGCCGCCCCCGCGCCGCAGGCCGCCGAAGCGCGCCGCTCCCTCATGACCCGGCTGGCTGGCGCCCAGCCCATCGACCGCGTGGCCCGCCTCCCCTTCGACCTGTTCGGCGGGCTGAACGGCCGGAATGAATGGAAGGGCGGCCTCTACCTGAACCGACAGGCCGCGCGCATCATCACCGAAGCGGAGTTTGCGGACGGTGGGCGCTTGGGCTGGATGAACGGCATTCTGCACAAGGCCCGCGCCGGCTTGATCGACCGCTACGGCCTCGACGCCGCCTATGTCGAGCGCGACCGGCAGCGCGGTCTCGACGAGCGCCGCATCATGGCGCAGGTGCCGGAGCTGATGAAGATGCTCGCCGACCAGGATGTGAAGCCGGAGGAAATGCAGACGCTCCAGGCGATCCTGACCGGCGAGGAGGTGGCTGACGCCCGGTGGGAGGGCATCGCCACCCCGATCCGGCAGGCCATCGACCAACTGGGCGCCGAGGCGGTCGAGCTTGGACTCTTGTCGCCCGAGGCCTTTGAGCGCTACCGGGGCAAATACCTGCACCGGGTCTACGCCAAGCACGAGGCCGACCAGGGCAGTCTGGTGGCCTGGGTGGACCGGAAGATGACCGGCCGGCGCCGCAAGGTCATCGGCGATCAGTTCAAGGGGCGCGGCTTGTTCATGGAGGTGACGCACAACACGCTGATCCGCTACACCGACGAGGCCCAGACGGCGCGGGCGCGGTCCGGCCAGTTGCGGGCCCTGGAAAGGCGCCGCGATGAGCTGCTGCGCCGGCGCGAGTTGGCGGAAGCGCGTGCCGATGAGCGGCGCGACGAGATGGGGGCGACGCTGGAGCGACGTGCGGACGCCAGGGAGCGCCTGGCCGATCCCGTCGCGGCGCGGGGGGCCGAGCGCAAGGTCGCTGCGTTGCGTGATCGCCGGGCCACGCTGGAGCGTCAGCGAGCGGAGGTCGCCGCCGAACTGCGGGCGATGTCCGGCGAATCGGAGGCGGTGCTTGGTCGCCGCATGAGCGTCACCGATGCCGCCCGCATCGACGGGCAGAGCGGCGCCTCGTCGGATCTACGGCCGAGTGCGTTCCAGAAGGGGCAAGCCCGCGAGCAGGGCGTGGCTCTGACGCGCCAATCAGCGAAGGCAGAGCGCGCCCGCGAAGCGCTGACCAGGCTCGATCACGAAATTGCGGCGGTTGACCAGCGCATCGAGCGGACGGGTGGCGACGTCGTCACAGACCGGGAGGGGATTGAGGGGCAGGTACGCGAGCAGGCCGCCGCCCTAACCCGGCAGAACCTGCGCAACCAGCGAGCCCGCGCACTGGTCGACCGCATCAACGGCCAGTTGGCCGACGTGAATGGCCGCATCGTCGAGACCGAGACGCGCCTGTTCGCCGCCGACGAGTTGAAGGCGGCCAAGGGCCAGCGATTCCGGGTACTCGACAAGCTGGGCGAGGCAAATGATGGCGAGCGGCCGCGCGTAACCCGCCGCGCGTATCTGCCGGAGGGCGCGGCGGTGCCGCAGGATATGGAGGGCTACCAGGACCGCGGCGTGTGGGAGGTGCGCGGCGAGAAGAACGGCAAGGTCGTGATCTGGCGCGACTTCGAGAAGGCCGAGCGCCAAGCGATGGGCGAGATCGTCGACGCCCGTTACACGGTCGCCAAGACCTACATGCTGATGGCCCATGACCTGTCCACCGGCCGGTTCTTCCGCGACATCGCGCAGAACGCCGAATGGTCACGCGACGGGCAGGACGAGCCCCCGTCCGCCACCTGGAAGGAGGCCGGAGAGTACAGCCGGTTCCTGGCCGATCCCGCCATCCAATGGGTGAAGGTGCCCGACACCAAGATCCCGAAGAGCAACACCAAGCGGTACGGCGCGCTCTCCGGCCGGTTCGTGCGGGCGGAAATCTGGCGCGACATGGCCGAACTGGAGGCGATGCAGAAGCCCGGCCTGTGGGACAGCATCATGCGGCAATGGAAGGCCAACAAGACCTACCGCAGCCCGGTCGTCCACATGAACAACATCATGTCCAACGTCATGTTCATGGACATGGCCGACGTCCGGGCCGCCGATTTGGTGCGGGCCATGATCTCCTTGCAGAAGCGCGATGACCTCTATCGTGAGGCGCTCGACCAGGGTGCCTTCGGCTCGAACATGCTGGCGCAGGAAATCCGGGAGGAGGTGTTGAAGCCGATCTTGGAGGAGATCGAGCGGCAGGGGCAGGCCAACATGGGGGCAATGGAGGCGCGCTTCGGGGTGGCCGGCAAGCTGGCGGACCGGCTGTTCGCCGGCGTGAAGGCCGCCGACCGGAAGATGATGAACGCCTACCAGATAGAGGACGAGGTGTTCCGCATGGCGCTCTACCTGCGCCGCCGCGACCAGGGCGCCTCGCCCGAGCAAGCGGCGCTGGAGGCCAAGGACACCTTCTTGGACTACGACATCCGCGCGCCCTGGGTGAACGCGGCCAAGCGCTACGCCTTGCCCTTCATCTCCTACACCTATCGGGCCGCGCCGATGATCGCCCGCACGCTGATGGCGCGGCCGTGGAAACTGGCGAAGTACTTCACGATGATGTACGCGCTGAACGCGCTCGCCTACGCCATCGACGGCGGCGACGAGGATGAGGAGCGCCGCTCCCTGCGCGAGAATGAGCAGGGCTGGGCCTGGACCGGCATCCCGCGCATGCTGCGGCTGCCCACCCACGACCAGCACGGCAACCCGGTGTTCCTCGACGTCCGGCGCTGGATCCCCGCGGGCGACGTCTTTGATACCGGGCAGGGGCAATCGGTGGTGCCGCTGCCGGGCTGGATGCAGCCGGGCGGGCCGTTGATGATCGCCGCGGAACTGCTGCTGAACCGCTCTGCCTTCACCGGTCAGGACATCAGCAACAAACTGACGGACACCGTCGGCGAGCGAATCGGCAAGGCCGCCGGTCACGCCTACAAGTCGTGGATACCGTCGGCCGCCTGGATCCCCGGAAGCTGGTACTGGGACCGGATCGGGAACGCCATCACCGGCGCGCGGGACTGGTCGGGCCGGCCCTACTCGGTCCCGCAGGCGGTCGCCTCGTCCGTCGGCATCAAGGTGAAGCCCCAGGATGTACAGGAGGGCTTTGCTGCCTGGGGCCGGGAGTTCGGCAAAGCCGAGCGCGACCTTCAGGCGGAGGCGCGCCGGGCCAGCAACGACCGGGAGCGGGGCCTGCTCAGCGAGACCGGCTTCGAACGGGCCATGGAGCGGCTGACGAAGAAGCTCGAGCAGCTGGGCGAGCGGCGGCGGGAGACGTTCGAGGGAATGCGATGAAATCTATCAGCGGATCGCGTTAGCCGCGAAAAAGACGCCGAGCGGGAAGCAGGCTATGGCCAGCAGCCCCGCTCCAAGCGCACAAAAGCGGAAGAAATTCCCCAAGGCGCGCCTCCCCTTGAAGTCATTGAAAAGAGCCTGTGTTATATAGGAAAGGCCAGATGCCACTATGCTTAGCGTAACTCCAAGCGAAAATATATTAATCGCTGGGTAAAGTTTCGAGATAATCTGATGTCCGGAAGGGTCTTTGCTCCAAATATGCCCCATGAAGGCAATCAGAGCGACAATGCCGCCGCCATTCGCCACGAACAGGCCGCGCAAAGCCGATAAGCCGAAGTCGATTTGTGCGCGCTCGTGTATCTGCCGCACGTTCAGCTTCTGCTTCCACATCTCCAAGCGCCGGTTGTTTCGCATCTGGCGCCCAAGAAGGGCATGCTGCTCGAACGCTTTATGGCTTTCAACCTCACACTGAAGTCGGGCTTTGAAGATCTCGAACTGCTGAGCATTAGTCAGATCATCTTGTTCGGATTCTTGACGCTCTGGCGCCAATTCAGGGGTATTCATTTGACACCAATGCGGTTGCTTCGCTCAACTTAGTATAGAAATTAGGACGCCCACAGCCAACCCCGCCCACGCACCCATGTCGGTCCGGTACCAGGGTGGCACGCCCCGCTGACGAAGGATGTGGCGGTCGAGCCGGTGCCCTGCGATCAGGGCGCCGCCGACCGTCCACAGCACGGCCCACCAGTCCATGGCGTCGCGCAGGCTGACTCGGGTGATGAGGTCGGACCACCAGGGCATACGGCAGGGTGCCTGCGGCGGGGGCGTCATGTCGAGGCGGATCGTTGTTCAGAAACTGTCAGGTGGGGATACCGTACCTTCGAGAAGGTGAAGGGGGATGCAGTAGGGGCCGAAAAGCGAAAGGGCGCCCGAGTCGCGGACGCCCCTCCCCTACCTTTCAAGATCCCCGCATGCATCCCCGTATCCCCGCCGCCCGAACCGAAACGAAGCCTTGTCAACCATGAATAAAGCGGGAATAATCAGAGAACTTACACCGAACATGACCCGGATATCTGCCCTCCGAAGGCAGAGGTCATGAGTTCGAATCTCGTCGGGTCCGCCATTTTCCCGCTTGCGCATCGGCAACCCAGCCACAGCTCCCGCGCTCCATTCCGCGCAAACTGTCGCAGAATGTCATGGATGCCAAAGCGCTCATGATCCAGGGCATGTTGAAATTCCTCGTCCTTTCCGCCTGCCTTCTTGCAGCCGGATGCGCCGACCTTCCCGGTTTCACCTCCGCGGGGCCGATCCCCAGCACGTCCTACGAGAGCGGCTATGGCCTCCGCCCTTACGGTCCGCAGTCCGCGGCGGACAGCCAGCTTGATTGGGGCTGGTAGCTCTCCGATCGACAACCGGGCATCGCGCGGCTCGACCGGATCCAACCGGCCGGCCTTCCTTCGCGCCGCCTTCCCCTCCCTGCCCTTCCTTCGCGCCAAACGCCTGCCGAACCGGTAAAGCCCCGTTCCGCGCAAGGAAAAGGGCTTGGGGACAGGCCCGCTACGCCATCCAATGGAACAGGGCGAAACCCGACAGCGTTGCGACGAAGGCCCCCGCCGCACCGCTGAGCATCGCCAGGGCCGATGGCCGGTTCCCCTTCGTGCCGTTGTCGGCGATGGCGCTGTCGAAGCCGCGCAACGTGGAATCCATGCGCACCAGGAACACCTCCAGCCCGCCGATCCGCTCGGTCAGTTCGCGGACCGCCTCGGCGAGCGCCTCCTGGCGGTCGGCCTGCGCGTGGCCGGCCTGGGCTCCGGTGGCGCGGTCAGCGGCAATCCCCTCGTTCAGGTCGCGCAGCAGACGCCCCACCCCTTGCTGGGCGGCGGCGAGCTGGCGTTGGTCGCGCCGCACCGAATCGATGCGTTCGGCGATCCGCTGGAGATGCGGGGCCAGCAGCCGGTCGAGCCGCTGCTCCTCGGCGTCGGGCTGGCGGAAGGTCTCGACCGCGCCGGTGCTGGGGGATCGGATGACGGCGACGACCCGGCGCGGGTCGCCGTCCTCCGGCAGGGCGGTCTCCGCCTCGAAGGCATGGCCGCCGTCGCCGATGCCGTTGGCGGCGAGGTCGGCGCGCGGACGGTCCGCGAGCACGCGGCCCAGCACCAGCGGCGCCCCGCCGTCGCGCTCCAGACGAAGCTCCACCTCCAACCGATCGTCGGGATGGGCGCGGTCCCAGGCCCAACCGAAGACGCGGCCCTCCTGGACGGCGTCGATGTGCCCCTCGATCGCGGCGGCGATGACGACGGGATCCGTGGCCGGGGTGTCGGCGGGCTGCGGGGCGACCTCGCGCAGTTCGACGATGGTGGCGGTGGCGGGCAT